AATCGAAGCCTGACGGGCGTCGTTGATCTTCTTGATCGCATCAACGATCGTCAACTGATTCGGGTTCAACGGAGCACTGAACTCCGTGCCCATGATGGACGCCTGCGTGACGACGTCGTCGGCGATCGCTGCGAGCTTCTTCTGCTCCTCAGCGATGGTCTCCTTGTAGCACTTGATGGCCTTGTTGTTTGCGAGAATACCGTTGATCAGACTCTGTGCCTTGGCCAAGACATCAGCCTGACGAACCTTATTCACTGCCTCAACACCCAATACTGCTGCTGTGTTACTCATTTGTTTCTTGCCCCTGCTGAACTTTCGGGACGCAGTGGCGTTCTCCCGGCTCGGTTTACGTGCTGTTGCACAATTCAGGACTCCGAGCTGGTCCTGCGAGAGGATGTTCCCTCTCTTGAGCACACCGAACATGATGTGCCCAACGGAAGGAGGCAGGCAAACCGGCCTGCCAGCGGTGATTATACCGAATTAACTAAATCGCTCAACTCTTTCCTTTTGGATTCAAGAGCACGCTGAACCTGTTGGTTAGTTTGGTCTTTGCTGAGCAGTGAGATGATCGCTTGAATGATCTCATTAGCCTTGATTGCAGTTTCCATATTGATTGGTGTTCCTTTCCTTGGGTCGATGTATCCGCACGTCCGACATTTCCAGCCCGGCAACAGCTTGCTGGGGATTGCCCGGGGGAACTTCTCTTTGCACCCCGGGCAGTCGATGCCGTGCTTGGCCTTCAGCTCCTTGGTGAGCTGCTTGTGCTCGTTGAAGTGTTCGCCCATGTCGCTCATGATTACCTCCCTTGCATCTCGTGGTGACGACAGGCGTGAGACGGTTCGTAGGCAACCCTGCCCGGATTTCCGATCTCCACCTTTTGAACCGTGGTCTGGAATAGATTGCAGAACGGCACTTCCTCCCCTGATGCCAAGACGTAGTCAAGGTTTGGGCAGCTCGAAGCGCAGTATGCTTTTCCAGCCGGTAGTCCAGAAGGCAGGATGCCTTCCGTCTCGTCGTAGTCGTAATGAATCTGGAGGGTGCAGATCATTGGCTCATCTCCAGCCTGAACATCCCGGTGTTCGTGGGCGAGTAGGAGAAGTCCTCCATGTCACCTCGGAATTCCGAGAGGGTCGTCCAGTTATGACCGTCCTGACTGGACTGAACCTTGATGGTCTCAGTAGGACCAGCGACCAGTTCCACCCGATTTGTAGGACTTGGATGGATGGCAGGTGCGTCCTGTGGTGTCGTGTAAGGTCCGCCGATGCGATGCCATCCCTCGATGGCGCACTGCTTCTTGGTGGCAGTCGCCACCCAGAACTTCGGCGGATTGTCGTCGTCGCACAGCCAGTAATACTTTGGCTGGCACTTTCTAGCGACGATGTAAATGGCCGTAACGGCAATTCCCGCTACGGCCACGATGCACAGAGCCAGTCCCATGTTCTGGGGCGGTGGCTCGTCGGCCTCGATCTTCAGCGGTGTCGTTACGACCGTGAAGATCAAGAGCCCGGCGATGAGCTTTTTCATTTGTGCTTGAGGGCTGGAGTGTTTGTCCGGACCAGCTCGGAATACCGGGCTGACATCTCCCGCTCGTTGGACCGTGATACGCTCAGGCTGCGTTGCAGAAACAGGCACGCGCCTGTCAGCAGCCCGATGGCTACGAACACCGCCAGCGCTTCGGCCAGCGTGATCGTCAGTTGTCTCTTCATTTGTTTCCTTTCAGTTGCGCTCAGTGGGCTCTGGTTTGGCCTTGAGCTTTGAGAACCCCGCCTGAATGGCAGCCCTGTTGTCTATGAACATCCAGCGGTGCTTCAGACACCATTCCAGCATTTTGCCGGACAGCAACCGCTTGATCGCTTCCTCCCTTACTACATAGAAGCCCCCGGTTCGCCAAGGATTAGGCATTGCTGCCTTGTTCCAGTCCTTCTCGCACTTGCGTTCGTCAATGGTGATCAGGATGATGCCCTCCTTCATCCACTTCTCGCATTGTGGGCAGGGGGTCATGTCCACCACCTTGCCGTGATACGGCTTCAGATCATGGAGAGGCTCCATGTCGTTGTTGGCTGTTCGCCGATACGTCTTGGCCAACAGAATGGTGCTGCCTTCACCGCAGAAGTAGCAGTTGGTCAATGCGACGTGGTCCTTCATTTGATCTCCAGTGTTTTGTTCCGCTCGGCTGCCTCGGGGCATTGCAGGGCGAAGATGATTTTGCTGAGACGGCTATGCACCTTGGCGATCTCCTCAAGAGCCCTCTGTTGCTGGCTGTGGCAGTCCGGCCAGTGAATGCTATAAGGAGTGAGCTCGCCCAACATCTCAGATGCCACTGTCACCCTAGTAATCAGCTCAGGGACGGTCATAGATGCAACACCTCCTTGATGGCCTTCTTTCCCGGCACCGCACGCTCGATAACTCGCTGCGCCATGTCGCTCGTGCCATCACGGTAGTCCTTGCGCTTGATCTTGCCCTTGCCGAGGCGATAGCTCACCTGACAGGCAGACAGGCCGGTCTCTTCCATGATGTATTTGGTTGAGAATCCCAGAGCTGCCAGTATCGCACAGCGCAGGTCCTCGTCGCTGGTCCAGTTGACCCTCATTGGCTTGGCTTTCACATCTTCCTCCGCAGGTTGAGTGCTGCCGTTACTGCCCGAAGATTGCACCCGCAATCCGGACAGAAGTTTGGAGTCCTCGTCGGCTCAACTGAGCTGTCTATGACCTTGGGCTGGGAAACCTCGGAAGTCCGGGGTTTCTCAGCTTTACGGTATTTAGCCGTGGGGCTGACATAGCCATGCTCCTTGGCGCGGTGACGGCCCAGCAGGGCCTTGGCGTAGTTCGTGGGATGAACCGCTACGAAGTCGCAATCGGGACACTTGACCTTCATTTGACCTCCCATGCTGGCATCCGGTCCGCCAGTGTGTTGAATCGCTTGGAGTTTTCACGACGGTTCTCTGCCTCCTTGCGGTGTTGTTGCTTCTTACGCCACAAGGCCACGTTCTGCTTGATGACGTGCTTGGGGACGACTTCGGTCGTCACGTTGCTGGTCTCACTCATTGTTTATGTCCTTTCTGGGTTTCTCTCTTTGTAGTAGTGCTCCAACTGGGCGAGCACCTTGTTGACTCTGTCAGCTCGAACTTTGTAACAGTCATTGGAGTTCTGGATGGAGGACTGGCCGAACAAATCCAGCCCGAACTTTTTGAAGATTGCCTTCGCTATTGGAGCGCAATCTTTGTGATGTATGGCCATAGGACCGGCCTCATTGAGATCGCTCTCAGATATGCCAGCAGCGAGCGCCAGCGCCCCAATGGCGCACGTTCCTTCGTCGGTGCAGTAGAACTTGGTGATCTGGCAATCCTTCTCCAGAATGGCGTAGGCTTCGTCGAATTGAGCTTTGGTCACTTAGCCCTCCCGGATTTCATGTTCTTCACGCGCTTAACCACATGCTCAACCCTCTCGTTGTGGTATTGCACACAGTCGTTCGCATACTGGATGGACCCCTGCTGAGCCTGATTAAGGCCGAACTTTCTTTCGATGGCATCAACGATTAGCTTAAGTCCCGGGTATTCCTCGAACGATTCTGTGATGCTGTAATAGTTGACTGCCTCCAGAGTTTTCCGCCGAACTCCAGCCGCCAGAGCCAGACAACCAATGGCACAGGTTAAGCCTGAGCTGTCGATGTATTTCCCTTTGAGGGCACAGTCCTTCTTGAGCAGCCTTATGGCGTGAGCTTTCTGTCGCTTGTTCACTTGACCCTCCTTACGGTGAACGCAACGTGCGTTGGACCGTCCATGTTGAACACGAGGTTTGCGCTGATCATCTCAACGCCTTTGGGCATGACTGGATTGAACTTATCCAGCCGTGTCATTTTGTGGACCGGCTCACTGGGCCGGACCGATTTCCGAGCTGTCTTTTGTAGTTGCATTGATACCTTTTTGGTAGTTGTGGCGGGATTGCCACTGTCGCCCCGCTGTCACCGGGGCGTGTAGTGGGAATCAGCGCTTCAGGCCGAGTGCCTTCAGGTATCCGGGGAGCTCTTCCGGACTGACTGAAGTGCATCCGACCGTTACTGCGATTTCGCCATTCTGACCCTCGAACACGAGGTCGCCCAAGTCGCCCTCGGCACCGGTCTTGATGGCCCTCAGCTTCTTCTCGGCGTCAGCGATCTGAGCCATGAGAGGTGCTGCCTTCAGCACAGCTCGGATGCCATCCCGGGTGAGTGCGATCTCGAAGTCTTGGACTTCGCCGCCTTTCTTGGTGTCCAAGCTGACGTGGCGAACCGTGCCGTCACTGGCCAAGCACAGAGCGTTTCCGCCGACCATCACTGCTTTGCTGACTGCTGTTACTGTCTTACTCATACTGGTTTTTCTTTCTGTTGTTGTATCTGCTTGTTGGTTCTTCCCACTCCCACCATAGGAGGGGAAATTGCTTTTGCCGTGGCGTAGATCGCCCTCGGCGGTTTCGGGAAGTATTTGAGAAGGGCCGGGCACAGCCATCCAACCATGCCAGTCGGCTTGTGAATGTAGTAGTCGCCCACTCCGCGCTCGCCCCGCTTGTGGTGATGCACGACGAGCGTAGCCTCGGGAATGGCGCGTTCGCTGAAGATCAGCACGAATCCCTTGTCTCGATTGGGAATGTCCTCGGAAATCCGAGTGATGATGTCGTCAGCACCACAGACGAATGCCTCCTTGTTCAGGCCAGCGCTGGCGTCATCGAACACCCACATATTGTTCCACCTGTAAGGCCGTATGACTTTGATCACGTTGCCGATTTGCTCGGATACTCCAGTGCCACAGGCTGGTGACTTGGCGTGCTTACTCATCGGTCACCTCGATTCTGTTTACGTATCGCAGCACGGCCTCAGTTCGCTTGTCCTCGTTGTGATCGTGGAAGGCATCGTTGATCCTCTGAATCTCCCGCTGGTGATGCAGACTCAGCCCGAACTTGCCCGTGATTCTCAGTGCCACGTCCGGGTGACTGCTGATGAAGTTGCTGCCCATCTTCTCCAGAGTTTGTCGATCGACACTGGCGAACTTTGCCAGCGCACCGATTGCACAGGTGTTGCCACACTCGTCGATGTAGTAGTTCTCCCGCTTGCAGCCCTTGCCCAGCACCATCAGGGCGTCATCCTTTTGTTGTTTGGTCATTGGTTTCCTTTGTTTTGTTGGTTTGGAGGTCCCGAAGCCTCATGATGCAGTAGGCGTAGGCGTTGGCCGTTGCCCGTGAGAAATCCCGTCGATGTTCTTCTCGAAGTAAGTCGTTTGACCTTAGCTCGGCTTCCAGCCTCAGCCCTTCGAGTTCGCTCATCAGCTCTTCGATGGTTGTCATTCGTCTTTGTATTTGAGCTCCCTGAATGGGAGCGTTGACATGTATATCCAGCACTGGCGGCGCTCGTGCCACCAGCACAGGTCTCGCCACTTTGGGTGGGTCCTTGAAACCTCCAGCTTGGCGTTTTGTGGACAGCTACGGCCAGTGTTCGGCCACATCTCGCCCAGTTTGTTGAGATCGAAGTGGCTCATGGCTTATCCTCCGGTTTGTCGAACATCCACGGCAGGTCTTGGATGAGCTGGCAAGACACGATGAATACTGCCAGAACCCAGATCAGAGCCCACCCCAGCGCTTTGATTATCTTCATTCGTCCTCCAAACTGGGCTCGTAGTTGCGTATCCAAGCCCCGCAGCACTGGCACCACGGCGTCCGGAGCTTTCGGGCCTTCCAGATTATCTCCCGCTGCTCCCGGTCGCTCCTAGAGCGCCAGAAGCACCACAGGTCCATGAATGAGGGCGGACTCTGGTAGCACAATCGCCGCAGCGCCTCGATGCCTTTGAGCTCCCAGAACCCGAGCTTGGTCTTGGTGATCTCGAATCCGACCGTATTAGCGTTATGGCGTCTGGGCCAGACTGGTCGGTTGTAATGCCGCCTTGAGTTACGATAAGCCCAGTCGTCCCGGTTATTGGTGAGATGCCGATTCATCGCCAGAGCCTCCTCGACTCTGGCATCGGCCAGTGATGATGTGAACGTGATCATACGATTTTAGTCAGGTATCGAACGTGATTCCTTGAGGATATGCGAATCTTGGCGTTGATCGGCAGCGTGGCGCTGGCCAACAGGTTTACAGCCACTGCCACGGCATTTTCCGCAGTGCCTTTGAGTTTGTAGTCCCTTGGCTCAATGCTGAGCGTGATGGTTACTTTTTGCTTCATGGTTTGATTGCTCCTTTCTTGAAGTCCTCAGCGATGGATGAGGACAAAACGTATTTAACGATGTTCCTGAGCCCGTCTCTGGCAGCTTTGCCCTCTGGCTGATCGGTTTGAATGCTGAATATCTCACCCATGCACGCCACCGAGGTTGCCATTCTCAGGAAGTATTCCCGGGTGGGCTCGTCCTCCATTAGAACTTGCCAGTCGGCCTCGATTGATTGAGTGCTGCACAGCGCCTTCAGTTTCAGCACCCTTCGCTCCAGCTCTTGGTTGAGTTTATTCGCCTGTTCTTCGGTTATTTCATTCATTTATTGTCCTCCACGGTTATGGTTTGTTTCTTGGTTATCGGACTGTGAGTGGCAAAGCACGAGTGGTCCATGTAGCAACCGAGGAAGAGCCAGTCCATGCCGGTCTGTTTGTTCAGCGCATCCACGGCTTTCTCCCAGCCGCCAAAGTAGTCGTGGGTATCCACGACAACCCGGGTCAGCCCGTCATCCGACGGCTTGTGATGTTCGGGGTCTATTACGATGTTCATTTGTCCTCCATTTCGATGGCCTCACGGACCATTGAGATCGTTGGTTCAGCCTCCTCCGGTTCGCACATGGCCTTGAGCATCTCCCAGCCGTCTTTGTTGACGCGGCACAGTCCGAGGCTTAGTGCGCCTCGAATCGTGGTGATGATCACGACTTTGTCCGGGATGTGGAACGAGATGCTCACTGGCGTTGTGGGATTAGCTTTGCGCCATTTGTTCATGCGTTTACGTAGTCGCTTGAGCGCTGCCTTGTAGTCATCGGGCGCGTTTGAGGTGTCGAGTTTCATGATTTTGATATTCCTCTCATTACTCTGATGGCCTTATCTGACGGCGGGGTGCTGTTGCCGCATCCCGAGCAATCAAACCAGTCACCCGGATAAGCGGGTGGCACTAAAGGCATTTTGCACTTACGGCATAGCTGCTGGGGAATAGGGTGGTTTGGATACCAGTATTTTATCATCAAGATTGCTTCGATGAATGTCATACGTCAGTTGCTCACGCATTTGCCCTTGGTGATGTCCCACGCTTCGAGGATGACGAAGTGGCCTTCCTTGGCCATCTTTTCAAGGCATTTCCAAGCATTCTCGGTCATCAGGTGTTTTTCCAGACGACCAACGGAGTCATTTCGTGATGCGGGCCGAAACACGACGGCGTAGTGGTTGTCCAAGATCACAGTGCTTGAGTCTCCTTCCACTTGATGTCGCTGGCGTCCAGCGGTCGGGACTCGCTCTTGATGGTGGAGATGCAACCCATCTTGATGCGGCAGCGCAGGCTCTCAGTCATGGCGAAGTGCCCGATGCGTTCGAGTAGAATCTCGCCGTCCAGTTGGGTCAGTCCCTTGGTCAGCACCTCGCAGGCGGTGGCGCTGACGATGGGCAGGTCCAGAGCCGGGAATTCCAGCGTGATTTCGTTGTTGTCGGATACGTCCACGATTTTACCCGGCAGGGTGAGCGTGATGTTCATTTTGCTATTCATACTGCTTTGGTCTTTCTTGGTTACAGAACTGCGTGATTGCAGAACTGAGGTCTGGACCCCGGGTTTCCGAGGTCCAGTATTTCAGTGCTGAGCCCGGTTCAGGAAATGGGTTCGTCAGGAATCGGAGTGCCGAGCCTGACGATAAGCACCATGTTTCCGTCAGGGTATTTGCGTCGAAAGGCTTTTATGACGAGCTCAACGCAGCACGCCGAGTGTTCAAAGGTGACCGACTTGTCATCGGTCAGTATCATCCATTTGTAGGTGTCCATAGTATTGCTTTGGTTGCCCCAGAAGCGCTGAGGCGCCGCCCAGTGGACAAACCGGTGTAAGGACTACACCAAACCACTGACAGGGAGTGTCCGTCTCTCTCGGAACTCCGTGGTCAGTGGTCTAGTCCATCCCAGAAGTCATGGAGCAGGTGCCCCACGATCAGTCCGATGAGGAATGACAGGACGATCATACGGTGTAGTGATAGATTCGGATGACTTTGCCCCCACCGTATTCCTGTGAGCGTTCGCCGATAGTTACGTCACGGACGGTGAAATAGCGTTGCTTTTGCTCTTCAGTGACCGGACCGCTGAATGGTGTCAATCGGTCCTGTGATTCAAACCCTTGGACGATGGTGTCGTCCGTTGCCCCGTGTTCAGAGCGCAGTCGGGCAAGCCGCTTCTCCAGTTCAATGAGTGTCATCGTTATTCGCTTCGTTGTAGAGCTGGCCCATCTGAGCAAGGTCATCATCAAGGCCACAGGGCACGATTTTGGAGTCGTGCATTTGCGGCATGGTTTCGACGTATTTCTGGCGCACCCGTTCCGCCATGTGATAGGAGACGAACAGATTGCCTCCCTTGTCATCAGCGAACCAACCCCCGTTGAGTGCGATGACGAATAGTTCTGCTTTCTTCATAAAAAGGAGACGGGGCGGGGGTAATTACTCCCCGCCCTCGTCCTGATGGTTACGCTTTCGGTGCGGCCTTCGCAGCTTCCTTGGCAGCCAGTTCCTTCGCTGCCTTGTCGGCCTTGAATGCGGCCACGTCCTCGACGCTGATGCCCAGTTCCTTGGCAATCGTGTCGTTCGTCGGTGCCGCCAGCGTCACGGTCTGCGGCAGAACTTTCTTCCACTTCATGGTGATGACGTCACCCTTGGCGCTGAATTGAATTTCCTTGCCGGACCAGTTGTTGTCACCGGACAACGCCGCAGATACCTTCGACTGGTCATTCTTCAACTCATCCGAGCGCATTCTCATCCAAGCATCCAAGTCGCCACCCTTCAGACCGGACTGCGCGGCGCATTCCTTCTTGCTGGCAATGGCGACCTTGACCGCACCCGCCTTGGACACTGACTTGGACAACGCCCGCGCTCCGACCGTCTCTTGTTCGAGACGAAACGGAACGACCGCGTCGAACTTGGCAATGGCCTTTGCTTTCTTGGCTTGTGCGTCCTCGAACGCTTTCAACGCTGCGGCCTCAATCTCCGCTGGCGTCATCGGCGCCACTACGCTCAACTCCGGTGTCGGAGCCGCTGGCGTTGCACCTTGAACCGGCAAACCCGTCAGGTTGACTGCGGCCACCGGTGCTTGGACTTCGTTCTGACTGACTACTTGTGTTTTCACTGTGTTTCCTATTACGGCGCCGTCCGGCTCTTCACCAGACGACTGGCCCGTGTTCAGCGCACATTGATGCGTTGAGCACGACTCGGAACTGTGTAATCGGATTGCAGTTTCATCCTTTCTCTTATCGGGACGTGGTTTCATACCCACTCAGCCACGCCCACTCTTGACGCCCACCCATAGACCCGCTTAGGTTGCCTCACGAATGAAGTATTCTCAGACCTACAAGGACTGCTGTCGCATTCAGCGTCGCATAATGGAAGTCCTTGACGCAGTAGCCAATAAGGACTTGGCCAATGTGGCGAAGGGATATGTGACGTTGGAGACCCTAAAACTCCGACTGCGTATGAAAGGGCCACCCAAGCCCGTGGACGCAGAGAAGGCGGCAAAGCGGACGCCTGCGGGGGCTTCATTCCGGGAGTGACGGCCCTTGGACTTCCGGCAACCACTGGCCGTTCGCACGTTGCCATGCGTCCAAGTCTGCGGCCTTCTGCGCGTCAGTCCGCATGTCCCACGTCTGCACGACTACGCTCTGGTGTGTGCCATCAAATGTCATGATGGACTGCTCTAACTTGTATGTGTTCTTCATAACTCAACTCGGGGGTTACTGGCCCCCTTCACCCATACCGGGACGTGGTGCCAACCCAAAGGAATCTCTTCTGGGCCAGACCGTGGGTGCGGTGTCGGGGGTGTGGAGCGCGTCGGCGGATATGGAGACTTGGTAAATAGAGCCCAATTCCGGAGAGTGCATTTTCCCATGAAGTCGGATTTCTGGTAGCGATCGACCCTTCCAAAAAAAATAATATCATCCGTTCCGTGAGACCTCGGAGTTCCGGGGTCACAGTCTTGGGGGTTGTGGGAGTCATGGGAATTCCCATATCACTCTGGGTAAGGTCGTCATGGGGATTCCCATAACGGGGGTCTGCGGGTAATCACGTTGAGGTCAGTATCACGGGGGTCATCGGAGGTTCTGGGGGCTTGGAATCTGACGCTAGTCACCTGTCCTGCTACCGTCGGAGACACACGACACCCCTATTGTGCAGGTGTCCCACAGCCGGAGGGCTTCCGGTCGGTGGCCATTCCAAACCGTCCTATGTTCAGGCCGCTGGTGCGGACGACGGGGGAATGGATTTCCGAGCTGTCTGTGAACATGCCGACCCCGGGGTGGTTCGCTGATACAGGCTCGCCGCAATGGCATAGGGCCTATGGCTAGTCCAGTGGCACTGAGTTGGACTTCTCTGGAGTATGATCTCCTCGGGCGTGGGCTCAACCACGGTCCCCTTGTGACGACGCAGGTTCCCCCGCTCGTAATGGGTAGGACTACAAACAGAAATTTTACCGACCTTGGCCGGATTGTAGGGCGGAGGCCCTTCGACGATCGAATCAATGACGCAGCGCTGGCTCATGCTCGGATTTCCGGGGTTGAAAGTGACTCGGCGGCGTGACCTCGGATTTCCGAGTCCCACTCGCCAAACTGGGCCAAGCCCGACAGGCACCGTTGGACCTTCTCGGCCATGCAGGCCCACATCGCCGCGTCCTTGAACGTGCGGCAATGAACCTCCGCAGCCGGGAAGTTCGAGGTGGGGTCAGACATGATCTCCAGAACATGATAGACCGAGCCGCCGTTGGCAATCAGACTCCGGGCAATCCACTTGAGCTGCTCCTTGGTGTAGGTGAAGCGGGAATGACTCCAGCCCACGGAACTGGCGGTGGCAGCAGCGCCTGCGATTTCATGGAAGGTGTCGCTCATGCTTCCTCCTTGAGGCCCCAGTCGCACAGGGCAGCCACGTAGCAGTGGTCATGGACGAAGGCCAGCTTGCGCTTATGGGTCGAGCCCAGCAATGCCATCAAGGCGTCGATCTGGAGCTGGCCTTTTCCGCAGTAATCGCACGGTCCGATCGCAACGTCGCTGGCATCGAGGTCGATAACGACCTCCTTGCTGCCCATCTTGAGCTTCACCGGCTTGGCCTTGGGATTGCGTCTAGGCTGGGGCTTGACGTCGGATTCCTTGAACACCCGGAGTTCAAACCCCTCGTCGAGGTAGGACTTGATGGACCTCATATTGAATTCCCCCCGGTCACCGCGTCGGCGGCTTGATGTAACGCCGGGAATTCGTGCGAGACCAACCGTAGGCAGGTCCCATTCGGAGCGTGACCGTCGATAATCGCTACGGAGGGAAAAGTAAATGCCGGGGCACAGGCCACGCACGACTCCATGCCCCGGACTTTCGTGCGTGCGAATTGTCTGGCGGGCGATGCGTTTACCCGGTTTTTCAAGCCGGAGCGTAATCCACCCACCAGTTCCTGCGGAGAAGGACTCGAACCATCCACCTCTGCAACGCTGCCGTGGGCTGTCCCCGATTCAATGGCATTTAATCCACTGGCGGTTGGGACCACGGACTTCTGCGATGAGCGCTCTAACCTCTGAGCTACCCGCAGGGAAAATTGGACCTGAGTGGATGGTAACGACCCACCGACCTTCCGCTGGGCTGAATTCTGCACCAGTGGCTGCTCTATCATGTGAGCTACACTCAGGGAAAGTGGGTTGTATCCGGCTATCGTCAGCCCGGACGACGAATGGTTACGCCTTCGCCCACCAAAATTGCCCCTGTGGACTTGCACCACTCTCAGCGCCGGGGTCGAGCTGTCGGTTTTCACCGAAAATTCCATCGGACGCAGACCTCGGATTTCCGAGCTCAAGCCAGCAACTGCCACCGCTCGGGAGTCGATTGCTGTTGATCTGGCCGATGGCAAATTCATACGTCGATCGTCAGTGACGACTTTATCACAAGTTCGTCGGTTGAGGGGTCCACTGTGGTGTGAATAGCCGCACCGACGGGAATGTTACGTTCCTGCATCGGGATTCGGACCTCACCGCCAGCCCTCTGGACCAGAGTCCAGATGATCTGCCACTGCTGGCCGAGCTGTTGGAAATTGGCTTGATGGTCAGTCATAAAAGAGAAGTCCCCCCGGCGCCAGTAACACCGGAGGGACGTAGGAGTAACAATGAGCTACCAAGCAACAGTTCAGACCCAACACCGTAATTGGTGCCCCCCTCAAAGGCTTGCGACCAGATTATGCCGTTTTCACGACGCGGGGGGCATAAAATTTTTACTGGCGCAAGCACGTTGGGCTTTTACTTCGAGAGTTCCGTTTAGTCAACAATTATTTTCCCGACCGAACCCGGAATCCTCCGGGCCGGGTCGTTTAGGCTACGTTGTCTGTATCATGAACAGTAAAGAGCATTCGGTCGGGAAATTGTGGTTTATCTCAAGATCGGGTCACGAGTCCTTCGCTCTTGGTCAACGCTGCCTCGGGCTTCGTCCTGACGCGGGGCCAGTGATTCAGCCATTGATGCTATCGTGCGATCAGCCCGTTCCCGCAGGGCCCGGTATTCGGATTCGGACACAGGCGCGGCGGTTGGTTCGCAGCATGGGTTGTTGACGATTCTGGCCACTTCCGGAGGCCGATCACGCATCGTGTCGTAGAGGGCCGCATTGATGTATTCCCGCTCCGTGGCCATTGGGTTGGTCAGATACTTGTGAAGCTCTGCCATCAAGGAGCTAAGGGTTGTGAACACGAGCGTCTGACACCCGCAGCGGACGATGAATCCGCTCAGGCAGGCATTGATGACTATTTCTCTTGGAGGTTGTAGCTTCATTGTCATGGTTCCCAGATCAAGTCCGGGGTTTCTTTTCTCAGTGCGTTGAGGCAGCGACGGATATAGTTCGCCACCGGTTTTTTCTCGGTTCTCAGGCCATTGTGCCAGAGAAAGTGCAGATAATCTGCGGGCAGGTCTTGCATCGGGACGCCCTTATGCTTCCCGAACGGCATACCGTCGGTATCGTTGAGTTCCTTCATACCCCGTATTTCTTACGCATCGACTTGGAGGTGTTCGAGCCCTTGAGGCAGTCAACCATCGTGGCACTGCCGTGTTCCTTGGCCATCCACTTCAGCGCGTGCATGGCGCCCATCTTGACGGCTTGGGCAATGTTGTCCTCCATCCGGGTGACTTTGCCTTCGGGCTCCATCACGAGGCAGGCGGCGGTGACCCCCTCGTCGTTGGTTTTGACGGTGATGATTACTTTGAGCATGGCTGCAACGGGACGACCGCAATTATGAACGATGACCGAATGACCATACGCCCGTCGTCAAGGACCTCAGCGCCCTCGGTGAAGCTCTCGCAGATAACCCGGTCGCCCGGAGAGCACTCAACGCAGTTTAGAACGCCCTTCCTGTTTCTGCGACCGGGTCCAACAGCGAGCACCCGGAATTCCTTGAGTCCTCCGGTGTTGTAGTCATCCATCGCCACCGGAGGCAGCAAAATGCCACCGGTAGTCGATGCCTTGGCGTTCTTCACGCGCTCAACCAGTATGTGATCGCCGAGTAGCTTCATTGTGAATCTTGTCCAGTTTTTTGATTATGTTCTTGAGTGAGCCCTTAACGGAGAAGGTCAGCTCGTCGGTGGCTAGAATGGTCTGATCTTTCTCGGTAGAGCTGGCCACCTCGATAATGTGACGGTGGTTAATCCATAGATCAACCCCGTCCGGATTGGTGAATTTTGTCAGGAATTTCATGCCTTCGAGTAGTATTTGGAATTGCTGGCTTTCCAATCTTCCTGCCAGTTCCAGTTGTCCTCGACGTATTGCTGGAAGTCCTGATGGGTCAGCTCGATGACTTCGTCCACTGACAGGCCGAGCATGTTCAGCACGGTATCGTAGTCATCGGTGTGGTCCTTGGGGCAGACGTCGTAAATCCGGATTTGGATGCGCTCACCCCGGTTGATGGCATCCAGTGCCAGATTCAGGTTCTTGACGCACTCTTCCCGGTAGCCGTGGAACGCCTTCTCGTATAGGTCACGATGGGCGTTTCGGTTCTTGGTGACGACCTCGACGAGGTCTGATTTCTTGATGTTGACGGTTCTCATTACTTGATGCGGGTTGTTCTGCCAGCTTCGAGCAGTGGCAGGTTTGCTTCGGTGGGGATATACACCACGGTTTTATCCACGTCCTTGCCAGCGACCTCAGTTATCCAGAGGTAGCGCAGGTAGGCATCGTTGTTCTTGAGGCTCTCCCCAATGATCTGATTGGCTTGGGCCACTCCCTTGGCCCGGGCGACTTCGGCCTCGGCCAGCAGTGACGCCGATTCCATCTTGGCCTTGGCCTCGGCGACGGCCACTTCCTTGGAGGCTTGGGCATGGGCCAGCAATGCCTGACCCCCGAGTCTCTGCACATAGACCCGGTATTGAGGCATGGCCCACAGGAGGCCAAACAAAATGGCTGCTGCCACGATTACGATGCTGATTACTGGTAGTGTTGACTTGTTCATGATGTGGTCTGCGGTAGTTGCTTGAAGCCGCCGTGGGCTAGCGACTGGTAATACGACTGTTTTCCGTCCCACAGGAACGCCATGAAGAGTTCCCGGAAATCTGCCTGCTTGAGCTTGATGAGACTCATCTGGACCTGAACCCAGTCCTGCTGGATTTTCCAAGCGCATCGGGCCGCCTGATCTCGGAAGTCCTCTTTCTTGAGCCGTGGCTGCTTTCGATTGCCAACGTAATCCTTCCACATGACGTCATGGACCTCGTCCACCTTGGCCGGAAGCCGGATGGTGTAACGGCTGGGGCCAATCTCGATGTGAAAGAAGATCGCCACCGGGATGCCGCCCTCATACTGCTTGCTGATTCCGGACACGCCGCACGAGGCCAGATAGGCTTCGATGTAGCTGATGGTCGTTGAGGCCGGGACGCTCGATGTGTAGTTCTTCAGGTTGCTCATTTATTCGTCTGAACCGCACGGCGGTAGGCCATGATCAATGGCTCGGACCACTTGCGATTCCCTTTCTCCAGCCCGGAAATGTAGGGCGGGGTGAAGCCCATGCTGTGGGCGATCGTCTTTTGACGGATACCGGCTGCCTCACGCAAAGAGCGCATGGATTTGCCGACTTCCTCGTTGTTCAGCTCCCGGCCTGAGCCCGAGCAACAACGACATGACTTGGTGGTAATACTAATCACTCCACGAGATTTACCAGCGCGGTAATTTTGTGGCAAGCAATACTTGCAAAAATTTACCGAGCAGTTTACAAGCGTGGTATGCCGAGTCGATTGAAGAATAGAAACGGACAGATACCCAACGGTCTGAGGTTTCTCGTCCCCGAAACCAACTGGCAGCCGCCCCGGTATGCGAGTTTCACCACCATCGTCAACGGACTGATCGCTCACCGACGCGGTCGCCCCGATCTGGTGGCCTCCAAGGGATGGTCGCTGGACTACGACACCGTGGCCGAAGAAGTTGATGCCTTCAACGCAATGATCTGCGTGCGCCACGGCTGGACCGATTACATCATGGGCGATGAAGGAGTCGCCCCGACCCCAAAACCCCAAGCCCTGCTCCAGCAGGAGAAGTCCGTCATAGCGGCTGCTGCGGTAAGGGCTAAGAAAATCTGGGCTGGTGTCAAAACTTCCAACGAGTGGATTGATTCCGGAACTCCACCCGTCCCCAAGGAGACCTCGGAATCCCGAGCTCTGGTGTGCGCCAAGTGCCCCAAAAACGGCAAAGGCGACTGGACCGCATGGTTCACCCAGCCCGCCTCGGAGGTGATCGGCAAGCAGCTTGAGCGCATCTCCGGCATGAAGCTGACGACCACGGTGGACGCGGTGTTGCAGGTCTGCGAAGTCTGTCTTTGTCCGCTGAAGGTCAAGGTCCACACGCCGCTGCCCTACATCAAGAACCACACGACGCCGGAAACTTTAGCGGAGTTGAGTGCCGTTCCGAACTGCTGGATTCCCAAGGAAATCAACGCTTGAGCCTAGCCATCCTGACGCCGCAGGGGCAGATATACGCCGCCGACCAGATCGAGGCTGCCCGCATTGTTTTCTTGAGAGGAAGTGCGAGATTCGTCCACACCAATCTCAAGGAGAAGGCCATCATCGACGGTGTTATCGTGGAGGACGGTATCATCGTCGGGGTGGCTGAAATAAAGACAAGGGAGACCACCCTGTCAACGCTCTGGACTTCGTTCAATAACGAGTGGTTGATTACTGCCAACAAGATCGACTTCCTCAAGACCGCCTCGATTCTGTTCGACGCTCCGGGCTATGGCATCCTCTACCTGAAGCCGGACAAGATGTGCCTGATGGTCAAAATAACCGACGAGTCTGGAGCTATATGCTGTGATTACTACCGTGAGGAAACCGTAACCCAAGCCACCTGCAATGGCGGGACGGCAACCCGGGTGAACGCCTTCATCAACATGAGCAAGGCCAAGCATTTTCACCAATGAACGTAGGGATTGTGTATGTTCACCCGAGGCCGGGAATGCGAACCTACGTGCCTGCCGCACGCCGGTTCAAGGACTCCTACCTGACGAACCCGCCCGGTGGCACGCCGCATCGGGTTCATGTGATCATCAATGGGGACGATCAGGCCCGACAGAACGACGTGAACACGTTCAAGCCGCTGCCGGTGACCTTCTACGCCCACGACAACTGGGGCAAGGACATCGGCGCGTTCCAGAAGGCCGCACGGGAAATCCCCTGTGACCTGATGGTGTTCTGCGGGTCGCACGTCCACTTCCGTCACCCCGGATGGCTCGACGTGATGGTCAATGCCTACGAGCGCAACGGCCCGGGAATCTACGGAGCTTACGCCTTCAACGAGCCCAACCCGCACATCCGGACGACCTGCTTCTGGATGCCACCGCAACTCTTCAACGCCTACCCGCACGCCGTCGGCAACGAGTTCCGCTATGAGTTCGAGCACGGGGCGAGTCACAGCATCGTGAAGTGGGTGATTGACTCCGGGTTCAACGCATGGATGGTGACGTGGAAGGGCATCTATCCGCCCGCCTCGTGGCGGCACGTTGAGAACCCCGAAGCCGTGGTGCTGGACCAGCACTCTGACCGGATTGGATACAAATGAAAAAGCGAGCCATCCATACGTTCGTGTTCAAAAAGAACGGACCGGCGATAATTGTCAAAGTGGCCGTTCACCCCAAGTTCGCCCTGATAGCTTGGAACATTCCCAAGGTGGCCTACGATTGGATTGCTGACGACAGCCGGGACGGCTACGACTGGGACTTTGACCAGTTCGAGACCGACGTGAACCAGTGCTACGGCCTGCACCTTCCAGTGAAGGAGATTTGGTTGTGCGGTCACGTAATGGAGTTCGACCCTGTTTTATGAACCGAAGATCATTCTTTGCCAAGCTGGCAGTCGCTGCTGCGGGATTCACTATCCTGCCGCCAGCGACGACGTATGACCGCATCTGGAGAGTCCCATTCAAGAACCGTAAGTGGATTCCAAACCCGGAGTGGGAGGCGGCGGAGTATGAGATCAGGCTTATGGGCAGGCCAGACATGGCTCTAATTGAAAGTGGATACGTTTCGTGTAGAGCCTTGGCCTTTGATCTCTACGAGCCACTGATCAGATACCGCAGGGAGAACCAAGTTCTCATTGAGGTTCCGAGGTGGATAAAATCGTGAAGCCCATAGCCATTTTCTACCACATCTACCTCGGAGGTCCGGGCGTTCATCCCTGTGACCCGGGAATTGTAACCGGAATCGTTACAGAACAATTATCGGCGCTGCACGCCAGCGGACTAATGGGCTCTACGAAGCTGTTCCACATCGGGGTCAACGGCTCGGACGAGGACGTGTTCATGGTCAAGTCGATGGAGCCGCTGGCGAGCGTGAACAAGAACCTTCCCGGCGTTGGAGAGCTTCCAACGATGAAGGTCATGCAGGACTGGTGCAAGGCGACGCCCGGCTGGAACGTGCTCTACCTGCACACCAAGGGGGCGATTCACGGCGGCAACCCCACGATGGCTCAGTGGCGGCACTGCATGGAGTCGGCCTGCATCTGGAGCTGGAAGCAATGCGTTCACGATCTGGAGGAGGGCGGCATCGAGTCCTGCGGGGCTCACTGGCTGACTCCGGAGGCCATGCCCTTCATTGGCAACACCGCCTACTGGGGTGGAAACTTCTGGTGGTCCACCAGCGATTTTCTTAGCACTCTTCCCATAATCGACGTAAACCTGACCCGCCACGAGGCGGAGGTCTGGATTGGTAGAGGGCCAAGACGACCCCGGGTGCGGGATTACCGCCCCCATTTCCCAATGGCAGGATGCTGATATGACAAATCACGTAATAACCCCGCTCAACCGGTTCGAGAACTTCGGCAGGCTGTGCGAGCTGCTGCGCCCCCAAGGCATCCAGTGGCACGTCATCACCGACCAAGGCGCCACCAAGATCATCCCTGAAGAGCCGTGGATTCACTCTTACAACATGATCAATACGGACGGCCCGTTCTGGGCTCGGTGCAACGCCTCGATCAACTGGTTTCTGGACCGTCATTCCCTCTACCCCGGAGATCGCTACGGAATCATGAACGACGACGATGCTTACGAGGAGGGGTTCTTCGAGAAAACCGACCAGTTCCCGAGCGAGTGCATCGTGGTCTCGATGAAGCGTGGCAACCGGATTCCGCCCGACACCGGTCCGGAGCGGGCTCACGGATTCAACACGCTGGTCGCTGCCCCGGAGAACATGAAGATCGGCAGCGTCGGCGTGGAGCAGTTGCTGGTCAGTGGCCGCATCCTGAGTCAGTGCCGCTTGCCCATCCACATCTGCGGTGACGGCATGTGGATTGAATACATCAAGGCCACGCAACCGATCGTCTATATCCCGGATGCCTTCGCCCTGTTCAACTACCTTGAGCCCGGGAGGTGGGATTGAAGTCATACAGTCAGGCCGGTCAGGACCAGTTCGCTTGGGAGGCCAATGGCTTCCGGAAGAACGGAGTGTTCCTCGACATCGGCTGCAACGACCCGTTCATCCACAACAACACCGTAGCTCTGGAGAAGGTGGGCTGGATGGGTCTGTGCGTTGACATCGAGAACTTCGACTACTCCAGTCGAAAGGCGAAGTTCCTGAAGGCTGACGCCAGCGTGGAGATTCCCGAGGTCACCGAGTTCATGAAAGGGTGGGAAGGTCTGATCAACTACCTGTCTGTGGACTGCGACGAGATGAGCCTTGCTGCTCTGGTGTGGCTTACTCGAATCGGTCGATACCGGGCCATAACGGTGGAGCACGACCTCTACCGACTCGGTCCGGACCGGAAGAACACCATCTACAACCTGCTTGACCTTGCGGGCTACGAGCGTTACCGGGAGGACGTGAAAGCGCCCAAGGCCGAGGGAATGCCGTGGAGTGAGCAGCCCTTCGAGGATTGGTATTTAATCGCATGAAAATCCTGTTCGTGAACACCCGGGAGAAGGCGTGTGGTGTCCACCAGTATGGCGAGAGCCTGCACTACGTCATCCGTCACCACATCGCCAGCAGTGAGCACACGATCGCCGCAGGCAGCTTCGACAACCGGGACGAGTTCTTCAGTTGTGCGGCGGCGCTCCGGCCCGACGTCATCCTCTACAACTGGCAGGCTGGCATCGGCGGTTGGATGTCTCAGGCTCCGTTCGACCTGAACTGCCAGCAGGTGCTGGTCTATCACGATCTTGAGGCCAACTTCAACCAGTTCGACGCCATCCTGTTCAGCGACCCGACGATGGCTCCCCACGGTAACTGGCATCCCATCGGCAGGCCGCTCCGCAACCAGATCAGCACCATGACTCGGATTTCCGAGGTGGCCACGATCGGGATAAACGGGTTCATCGGCGCATGGGCTCAGGTCGCCTTTTCCCACATCGCCAACCACTTTGACCGGGCTCACATCCGGATGCACCTGCCCTACGCCACCTATGGCGACGCTCAGGGGCACATGGCGCACAACGCCGCCCGGGAGTGTCACGCTGCGCTGCCCGAGGGATTCACGATGGAGGTCAGCCACGAGTTCATGGAGTGGGACGACATGGTCCTGTCGCTGGCCAAGAACGACATCAACTGCTACATCCGTGACCCGGCGATGCACTGGCGCGGCGTATCCTCCGCCTGCGATGCGGCGATGTGCGCTCGAAAACCGATCGCCGTCAACTCGTGCGACGCCTTCCGTCACCTGCACGACTGTTCTCCCAGCATCCGGGTGGAGGACCGCACGATTCCCCAGATCATTCAGACCGGGTTGTCTCCTTTGGTGAAGAAATACGCCGAATACGCACCGGACGTTGTCGGAGGTCAGGTGATGAAGGTTCTTGAGTCCTTGGTAAATAAGGCGTAGGAGTTGGGTCAGAATGAAATTTGACGACCCGGAAGTAATAGAGTCGATCTGTTACCAGATGCGACTGGCCGAATATCCCCGAGGCAGAAATCGCCTTCTCGTCAACAATCTGTTCAATGGTTTGCCACCGTGGTCCGCCGAGGAGGAAGAGGAGAACGGCGTCAACATCAACATCAACTTTCTCGAAGGTCCTCGCATCAGTCACGACGTCCGCAGCCAGTTCTACCAGTCCATTCTCAAGCCCGGAAAATACTTCAGTTGCACCACCGACGACGGCCCGACTCACAAGCGGGCGGCATGGGGCACGATCGCCACCAATGAGATCAACAAAATCCTGAAGCGGTCGCTCATCTACACGGAGTCCCAGCGCTCCAAGATTGCGATGAACGTGCTGCACGGCATTGCTCCCTGTGGCTGGGAAGATGACCAGATGTGGTGTCCGTATGCGATGGGGATTGAGGACGTGTTCGTTCCCGCAGGCACGCTGCTCACGATGAAGAACCTGCCGTTCTTCGTGAACTACCGCCAGTTCAGCGCCCCCGAGATGGTCAAGATTCTCAACAGCCCGAGGCGTGACCCGGCATGGAACGTCAAGATGCTCAAGGCCGCAGTGAAGTGGGTGGATTCCGAGTCCAAGACGCTCATGAACAATAACTGGCCCGAGGTCTGGGCGCCAGAGAAGCTCGGTGAGCGCGTGAAGGGTGACGGCGGCATGTATTGGGGCGATCAAGTCCCGACGATCAACGTGTTCGACTTCTACTTCTGGAACGACTCCGGCAAGACCTCCGGCTGGAATCGCCGCATGATTCTCGATAGCTGGTCCATGCCCGAGACCTTCCCCAGCGGCACGACCCCCTCGATGTCCCGCCGCAACGGCAAGCTCTTCGAGAACTACCGCCGCCAGTTCCTGTATGACCCCGGAACTCGCAAGGTCGCTCAGGACCGGTCTGAGATCATCAACTGGCAGTTCGCCGACCTGAGCGCCGTCGCCCCGTTCCGCTACCACTCCGTCCGGTCGCTCGGCTTCCTGATGTATTCGATCTGCCATCTCCAGAACCGGCTTCGCTGCAAGTTCAACGAGGCGGTGTTCGAGCAGCTCATGATGTATTTCCGCGTCGCAAACGGTGAGGAAGCGCAGCGCTCGCTGAAGGTGGACCTGATCAACAAGGGCATGGTCGATGACAGCCTGAAGTTCATTCCGGCTGCCGAACGCTATCAGGTCAACGCCGGTCTGGCCCAGCTTGGCCTGACCCAGAATCAACAGATCATCAACCAGAATTCCACGTCTTACACGGTCCAGCCCCAGTCCGCATCCCAGCCGCGTGACCGCACGAAGTTCGAGGTCATGGCTGAGGTCAGCGCTGTCCAGTCGATGGTGTCGGCGGCGATCTCGCAGGCCCTGCTGTATCAGCGTCCGGAGTTCCGGGAAATCTGGAGGCGCATGACGATCAGGGATTCCCGAGACCCCGAGGCCCGCAGCTTTCAGGCGAACTGCCTGCGACAGGGGATTTCCGAGAAGGTGCTCTACAATCCTGACTGCTGGGACCAAGACCCGAGCCGGGTGCTGGGCGACGGCAACAAGACGATGGAGATGGCCATTGCCGAGCAGCTCATGGCATGGCGTCCGATGCTCGACCCCGAGCCCCAGCGGGACGTGTTGCGGGAGGCCATTCTGGCGATCACCAGCAATCCGGACAAAGCCAACCAGCTCGTGCCCGAGAAGCCGGTCCATGTCACCGACTCCGTCCACGACGCGCAGCTCGCTTCGGGCACGCTCATGCAGGGTCTGCCGGTGGCGATCAAGACGGGCATGAACCACATCGAGTATGTGGACACGCTGATGGCGACGCTGGCTTCGATGATTCAGAAGTTCCGCCAGTCCCAGTCCATCCCGACGATGGACCAGTTGCAGGGGATGCAGAACATCGCCAACCATATCCAGCAGCACATCCAGATCATCGCTCAGGACAATTCCGAGTCGCAGCGCGTCAAGGTCTATGGCGACCAGATGGGCAAGATCAACAACGTCCTCAAGGGCTTCGCTCAGCAGCTCATGGAGCAGCAGAAGGCTCAGGCCCAGAATGGCAGCCAACAAGACCCGGAGACGATGGCTAAGATTCAGGCGATGCAGTTGCAGGCCCAGACCAAGGCCGAAGCCAACAAGACGGCGCACGCCCAAAAGACGGCCCAGCGGGAGATCAGCTTCCAGCGGGACGAGATGCGGAAGGACAAGGAGTTTCAGGCCAACCTGCAACGCCAGACCGCCGAGACCGGAGTGGAACTCCACAACCGCAGTGTCGAGGCCGAGCACGATATGCGGACCCGGACTGCCGAGGCCGACCACGACATGAAGCTCACCACGCTGGAGACGGCCCATGCGCTGCACGTCGATAAGATTCGGGAGGAGAAAAAACCCGCACCCAAGAAGGTTGACAAGAAGAAGTGAGGGGATTAACAATCCCTGCATATATGGCAGACCAAAAAGACCTGACGATACCACTTCCGACCAACCCGAGTCCCAAGATGATCTTTCTAGCCAACGCGGCTAGTAGGAAAAACCACAACAGCCTGATAACGTCTCCTGTCCTGAAGGAGTCCATCGACGCTGCGCTTGCGGAATACCAGCTCAAGCTGGCCAAGAACACCCAAGAGTCAAATGGAGCTGCGGCTGCCATGTTCAAGATCAAAGGCGCCTGTGAGTTCATTGACGAGTTCTATAAACTGGCCGAGGCTTACCAGCGAGCGCACCAAACCGAAAAATCAGCCGCACTTGACCACAGCGTATGAGCACTGCAATCGCCGAACCACCTCCTGCACCAGCCCCAGCCGCAACCGTGAAGGGGGATGTGGCGATTCCCGAGGTCTCCGACATGAGCGGAGGCGCTCAGGGCGTAAAGCCTGCACCTCCCGGCACGATACCTCAGGCAATGAGGCCGTATTCCGATCGTCCCGACAGTGCGAAGAGCAAGTCGATGGAACGGCTGCGGGCCAAGGTAGCCGCCAACGATAAGTCCAACGAACCACCCAAGCCAGCCGCCAAGACGAATCCTGCTCCCAAAGCGGACGACAAGCAGGAAGAGCCCGATGAGCCGGTGGATGAGCCCGAGGCAGTCGATGAGCCGGAAGAGGGTGATCGTGACCCCGAGCTGGATGCGCTGGTGGGCTCGGACACCAAGACAAAAGTGACAAAAGACGGTCAGGTCAAGACCGAGAAGAAGAAGGAGAATCCGTGGCATCTGCTCAAGGCGGAGAAGGCCGCACGCGCTGCTCACGCCAAGGAGCTGGAGGAATTACGCAAGCAGGTCCCGTCCGCTGAGACTCGGAAATCCGAGGTTGCCGAACTGGAGAAACTCCGCAAGGAACGCAACGAATTGCTGGAGAATATCCGCTACAAGGACTACGAGCAGCACCCCGAGTTCAAAGAGAAATACGACGCCCCCTACAAGGACGCTTGGAAGGTGGCCACCCGTAATCTCCGGGGTATCACCAAGGTTGACGACAACGGACGTGCGGCGGTGCTCAGCACTGAGGACTTGGCCAATGACCTTCTGGAGCTGGTCAACATGCCCACCCTCAAGGCCCAAGACGTGGCCGAGGAGCTTTACGGTGATGCCGCCAACGTCGTGATGATCGAGCGGGACAAGATCAAGACGGCGTTCGACAACCGAATGGAGGCGCTGAACAAGTCCCGCACCGAGGGCACGGAGAAAGAGCAGGCCCGGATGCAGGAGGAGCGCCAACGCGCCGAGACTCTGAGCAACGAGCTCAAGACCACCTACGAGAAGGCCAACGAGTATCACGCCAAAGACCCCCGCATGAAGGAGTTCTTCCAGCCCATCGAGGGCGACGAAGAGGCCAATACGATTCTGGAGGCGGGCTACAAGATGGTGGACGAAGCGTTCTCCAAGAGCCCGATGGACCCCAGCCTGACTGAGAAGGAACGCGCCACTCTGGTCAAGAAGCACGCCGCCGTGCGTCACCGCTCTGCCGGGTTCGGACGGGTGAGATACCTGCTGGCCAAGGAGCGGGCTGCAACCTCGGAACTCCGAGCTAAGCTGGCCGAATACGAAGGCACGGTCCCCGGTCGTCAGGCGTCGAGACCTGCTGTTCAGCAGGGCGGAACTGGCGGCTCACGCATGGCTGCGATGCAGGAGCGCCTGCGAGCCCGAGCTTCACGATAGTTGACAACCCCGGAAGTCCGGGGTAATTCTCCTTCAAGTTCTTCTAAGAAAGGTCGCCCTGTGAGGACTTGGGCAAAGGATTAGGCAACCCTGAATTGCCGTGACGTAAAATTGGCCGAGTGGGCCCGAAAGCCGTCACCTTCCAAAACACACGCAAGCGCACCTATGGTGTCGATGTGTGTCGATCTCCCGAGGTGCTCAACCGAAAACCGTTTTACAGATCATTTTATGAGTTGTCCAACAGGCACACTACAAGCGTGTGACTTTCCGCAATTCCTAGTCGATGAGACACCTCGTTTCGACGAGCTCATCATGGAGGACATCCGTCCGACCGACAGTTGGATGGGTAACGTCTCCGTAGGCACCATGCCGATGGGAACGCCTGCCGAAGTAACGCAGGACCGTTTCCGTTCCGTGTGGGCGAACACCACCAAGGCGTGGGGTCGTGTTGCCAATTCAGGCGCAGGTTGCTCCGGCAATCCCTGTGACCCGACTGAGGCAGAAATCGGATGGGGCGCTGACCGTCTGACGTATTTCGCTGAACAGCAAACGTGGGTGACCCCCTTGCTTTGCTACGATCAGGAGATGCACGTCACGCACGCTGAGCAGCACCTTTCGCAGATCATCAACGAAATCCTTCGTCCCAACACCCAGAACATCTTCTCCATGTTCTGCCGTAAACGGGCGATCTTCTGGGCCAAGTATCGTCAGGCGGCGAATGCTCTGCTCTCAAGCTGGAACTACCAGTGGGTCTCCGTTGACACTGATGGCGATGGCATCGTGGACGACGAAATCTATTTCGACGCTTCCGTTGCCCCTTCCCGACTGTTCCATCTGGTGCCCCAGATGTTGCAGAACAACTGGTCCAAGACCATGCGTGAGGGCTACGCTGGCAAGAATCCGTTCAAGGATACCGCTCCCTTCGTGGAGTTGGTGACCGACATGGATACCTGCTGGTTCCTCGACCGCCTCGGCGGGCAGCAAGGTGTTGGTGGAGCGAATAACCCCAACGTGAACGCCAACTGGCGCTTTACGCAGTGGGGCGACCAGAGCGCTTACTGGCGCTATGGGTTCTCCGGCCAGATCGGTAACTACATGACCCGCGTGGACGAGCTCGGACTTCGGTTCAACTTCGTTCAGGACTTGGGTGCAGGCGCTCACGGCGGCAATGGCAATCGCTATCGCTACCAGATTGTGCTGCCCTACAAGAACGGTGTCACCACGGGTGCTGGTGGTGCTGCTGGTATCGGCTCGGACGTCAACACTGACTACGACCGTGCCCAGTATGCGATCAGCTTCCAGTGGCACAAGAAAGGCATGGAGTTCCTGACGTTCGATGCGACCTCCGTCAACCCGGAAATGCCGTTCACGCCGCGTAACTTCGGCGGACAATGGAAGTGGCTGATGCACGATCTTGGCGCTGACGTCAATAACCGTGCGATCGGTAACAAGTGGGGGAACAAGGGTCAGTTCGGTGCGTGGTTCAAATACTACGTCCGACCGCTGCACTACGAGTTCATCCGTGCTTACTTCCACAAGCGAGAACAGTTCTGCATCCCGGAAATCGACGTTTGCTCGGCGAACCCCGGATACCCGGCCCAGAACTACAACAGCGCCCTGCCCGACTGCCCCGCGCCCGACGGCATCTATGGCACTGGTGTTCCTACTGGAAGTCAGGACGGTCCTGCTCCGGACTTTTAATAGTTGATTCAGGCATCGCCACGAGCCACTGTCGGTTCGTGGCGATGCTTTTGACAATTCCTGTCTGCTGGCTCGCCCATAAATTATGGACACCTACAATCAAGCCACTCCAGACGGCGGTGACGACGACGATGTGGGGATGGAGATACCCGAGACCACTCCCAAGGACGACGCCAGAACCGCACTTATCCCGTTGGATTTCTTCCAGAACAAGGAGCTCAAGCCGGGCTCGGTCTGCAAGATCAAGATTTCCCGACTGCTCGAAGGTCAGGCTGAGGTCACTTACGTCCCGCACGAAGCCCCCGCTCCGGGTGAGGAAGAGGAAGAGGCCGCTGAGCCACCCGATGAGGAGATGTCGGAATACATGAACCAGTAATGCCCGTCATCGACGCCCAAACCCTGTTTTCCGAGAGCAAGTGTTACAACTGCTACGGAGAACTGACGACTGGTGAGAACATCATTCTGGCGCTGTGGCGCCGCGTGGTTCTGTCCATAGACCCCACGGCTGACGTCTCCCCTCAGGGTCTCGTCGCCTACTCCAAGTGCTATCTGTGCTTCACCGAGGGCAGCATGTTCGACGCAATGGAGATGGCCATGATGAACATGGTATCCTCGGCATCTGCCTGTGGAACTCCAACTTCAACGATCGCATTCGCTACTACGCCTCTTGACCCTGATATTTCCGGGAACTACCAGCAGACCAGCGCTACAACTTGGCAGCAAGTGAGCCCGGTTGTTCATTACGGCATCAGATTGGTCTCGGGAGTTTGGGAGCTATTCGATCTTGCTGGTCCGGCAACTATTTTCTACACCATCGCAGAAGCATCATTTCCCTGTGGGGATTGGACTCCCAATCCCCCATTTGGGATTGACCCGGCAACCGCTCACTATTCCTGACCTATGCCAATCGACCCACAAGTTCTGTTCGAGGAAACCAAGTGTTACGCCTGTTACGGGCTGTCACTTCCTGAGTTGTTGAAGGCTGGCCTGCTCAATAGAATTTTGTCAGGAGGTGGCGCGGGTGGTGGGGGAGGAGCTGCGGCATGGGGTTCAATCACAGGCACTCTGTCAAATCAGCTTGATCTTCAGGCAGCGCTCAACGCCAAGACCGATCTCTACACAATCACTTTCTACAACAGCGCTTACAGCATGTTGGATTCGACCACCTATTTCCTTGGTCAGAACGGGACTGGGTCAGCAATAATCGGGGTTACCTACAACAACGTCAGGGCTGTCATTCCAATCACCGGAACTGTGATCGCAGTGACGCTCAACGTATTCAATGACGCGGGCGGTAACGGCTCCGCAGAGCCGGTGACCATTTCGCTCAACAAGAATAATGGAACTGTTCTAGCCCTTGCTCCAACCGTTTCATTTGCGGCCACCATCAATCAGCTTTGGTCCGGACTTGCCTTTGCGGTGGCTCAGGGAGACTTCTTGGCGTTGCAGATTGACGCCCCCGCGTGGGCTACTAATCCAACCACGAGCCGAATGACCGGAACTATCGTAATCCAGAAAACCTGATGCCAATTTCCCCTCAAGCATTATTCGACGAGTCCAAGTGCTACCTCTGTGAAGGGATTTCCCAGTGGGATGCGATTGAGCTTGGCCTCCTGAGTCTTATTGCATCCGGAAGCGGTGGCGGTGGCGGCGGTGTGGTGGCGGCGGTCTGGGGAGGTATAACCGGCACATTATCCAATCAGGTCGATCTTCAGGCGGCACTCAACGCCAAGACTGACGTTTACTCTCTTCTGTTTTACAACAGCGCCTTTCCGGTGCTGACAGCCCCGGGCACATTCTACTTGGGTCAGAACGGGACGGCAGATACCTCAGTTCAGTCAAGCTACGATAACGTCAAGGCGGTCATACCGGTGGCGGGAACTGTGATCGCAGTGTCGGTAAATCAGATTTCGGAGGCGGTATTGCCATCCGGAGAGAACATCGCCCTGTCGCTCAACAAGAATAATGGAACGGTGTTGGCCTTGGGAAACATTACGGGCACCCCAGTCTCCAGCACCCTGTTTTCCGGACTTGCGTTTGCCGTTGCCCAAGGTGACTTTCTGGCTATTCAAATCGTAACCACATCATTCGTCACACCACCTCAAAACTCAAGGTGGACCGCTCAAATCTACATCCAAAAGACATGAGTGAATACGAACCGAAAGTTCTGGTGGGGTATTGCGTCGTTGCACTCTGCTGCCTTCTTACTCTTGTTGCTCACGAGCCTCTGGCTGCGCCCACGACCAACATCCTCAGTCCCGGAATTCCGAGGTTACCAGTCGTCCGTCTCACGACTCCACCTTCTGGCGGAGTCACGCTCAAGTGGGATAAGGGAGAGCCTCCCGAAACCACCGTCACCAACCTCACCACCCGGGCGGCTATCTACGCTGGCGTTGCAGACGCAGTGATGTTCAGTGGTCTGGTTCTGGGCAGCACGAATCGGTTTCAGGCGTTCAACACTTCAGGATTCACTCCGACGCTGACGACGCTGGCCACCACTCAGGACCTGCGCTGCACGATCAAACTCTACACCTATCTGGTGACCGTTCCGGTGAAGTCGAATCAACTGACCGTGGTGATGACCAGCACCAATCTGGTGACGTGGTATAACTACGCTTTTGTCACACAGCCAAGCCCGTTCTATTCTTTCCAGTGGACCAACGACGGGCAGGCCCGGTTCTTCAGATCGACGTCGCCCTAAGTGTTGGTGAGTTGTCCAGACCGCCAGAGCTTGCGAGATCGCTCCTGAAGGTCACGCTTCCACTGCTGCTGCGGAGCGATGCTGGCGGGATTGGACAGCTTCTGGATGACAAACCCCTTGTGACGTGCCCCGTGAACTCCGACAGCCACAGCGTCAGCCAAGTCAGGCGATCTGCCGGTCTTGAGCTTCATCTCGTCCTTGGGCTCAACTTCAATGCGATTCCCGGAGACCATCTTCCACTCTCGCTGGCTGAACTCGGTGCAGACATCCTCACGCATTCCCCGGAACTGGCCACTCTCGACCACCATGCGGACGGAGAACCACATCTCGGTAATGCGCTTCGAGTAGTATTCAACACAGGGCTTCTGGATTTCCCGGGATACCATGAGGTCCGACGGCTTGCCGCCGCAGTCGATGGTATTAACCGAGATCATGTTGTTCCGGGCGAACGCGCTGACCAGTGAGGTCCTCATGCCCGCATCGAAATAAAAGTGGTCGTGCGGTATCCCCCGGGCCTGAAGGTTGTCCCTCACGAAAGTAACGATCTGATCTTCGGCGGGCTCGGAGTCCTTCTCGGCGGTGATGGGCACGTTGACCACGTCGATCAGCGCAAGGATGTGCTTGGCGTTATTCGGATTGGCCTGCTGCCGGACCAGCGCCTGCATCTCGACATTGTTCAGCGGCATCAGCCCCTCCTCGGTCTCAGCTCCGAACCAGAGCTCACCGAAGATACATCGGTCTCCACCCACTCCACGGTAGGCGGCATCGAGGAAGGCAATTTTCGTAATACGAGAATCCCGCCAGTTCGGAACTCCGAACGCACCGAACTTGGTGCAAGCCTGCTTGGTGAGCACCCGACGGCTGCCCTGACCCCGAGGCATCCGGGCCTCGTTCATCATCGTGTAATGCCAGTCGTCCACTCCCCAGATTTGGGCGTCATCGACCATCTGCTGACGGGTGATCAGGAATGGGAACGGAGTCGGAATTCCGAGGTCCGCCTTCAGGTTGGGTGAGTCGCTGCCCGGGAGCTGGAGGCAGATACCGTCCGGGAAGCGCGTAGGCCACGTCTTGGTGCCCGGGGTCTGGTCAATCCCTCCCTCCCAGCCTCCGATGCTCTGGGCAGGCTCGCAGAGCACGCCATGAGCGTTCGTAGTTTCGTTGGGGTTGCCGAGTCCGACCAGTTTGAAGTCGTCGCACTTGCTCAGGTTGGCTGAGGCGTCGAGGAACGCCCGGGGCATCAGGTTGCACTCGTCCGCAATCATACGGACTCGCTTGTTGTGAATACCGATCATTGAACCGAGCCCGACATACTGGTTACCCTTCTTGCAGGCGACACCCATGATGCCGTTCTTGAAGTCTCGCCCTTCTGTGAACTCGTTCCGGGCATCTGCCACAAGGCGCTGACGGCCCTCGATCAGGTGACCCGGAATCCACGGGAACTCACGTTTTATGAGCTTGTGGTATTTCTTGATCATCCCCCAGATGCGGATTTCCAAGCTGTCCCGGTCCGTCGAGGTCACTAGCCCCGTGGTGCATTCGGAGTGGGCATACCAGTCGGTGAGCACATTGCAACCGAAGCTGTCGGACTTCCCGGACGCCGCACAGCCCATGACGCCGATGTATTTGTAGGCCAGATAGACCTCAAGGCACTTGTCGGCCCAGTGGTTCTTGAATGCGCCCGATTCCCAGATGCGGCCCGGCCATGCGATCTCCTGAAACCTGCGGAAGTGGTAATACAGCCCGTTGCCAGCCACCTCGCCGTTGGCCTTGGTCCACTGTCCGCCTCTGGAGATCATCTCCTTCTCGATCAAAAGCGGGGATGAGTTGCGGCTCCAGATCAGATTGTATTGTCGGAATTCCGAGGATGACTTCTTGACTTCGGTTTGGGTGAGCATGGTTTTGCTTGAATCCACTGTGGCTTTAACGGAATGTCGAGTCAAAGAGTATGTCGCTAGGCCCAGTCATTATTACCGACGGAAGCATAGATTTTTCCGGAGGAGTAAACTCGGTATGTGTCCCCACTCTCCAGTCGGACCGAAACCCCAACGGACTTGCCCGCAACCAGCTCGCATGGCTGGACAACGCCGGATGTCGTGATGGCGGCATTCTGCCCCGGTCTGGCTACAAGTATCTCCAGACAGTCAGCACGGGGACAACGCTCTTCCAAGGCAAGTTCCTCTACGCCCCGCTGGACGCCAATCCCTACCACATCTACTCGATCGGTGGGCGCATCTACAAAGTCGAGGAGGGAGCTGCCGTTCAGGACCTGTCCACGATCTTCGGACTTACGAACCCACCGGACCAGCCCATTGCCTTCTTCGTCCAAGCTGAGCAGTTCCTGCTGATTCAAGCTGGTGACAATGTCACGCTGCCACTGATCTGGGATGGGACCATACTTCGTCGCAGCAAGGGGCTTGCTCAAACCAATCCTCCGCCACCTCCCGGAACTCCGGGCATAAACGAGATTCCAGCCGGGACGGCGATGGACTACTTCATGGGTCGCATCTGGTATGCCCAAGGCCGGGTGGTCAACGCTGGCGACATCGTCGGAGGTCCGTCCGGAACTCTGGCCTACGATTTTCGGGATTCTGTGCTCAACGTAACCGAGTGTCCCCTTGTGCTCGGCGGCGACGGGTTCAGCGTCCCAGCCCAAGACGGAGTCATCAGGGGAATCGCACACAGCGCCAACATTGATGCTGCGCTTGGTCAGGGGCGGTTGTTCATGGGGACGCGCAAAGGAATCTATGCGCTAAACGTGCCAGTTACTCGAAACGACTGGATTGCCACGACCAAGAACACCTCCCCTCTTGTTACCATCGTCCAGTTGAACAACGGCTGGGTCAACGACCGGGGCATCACCACAGTCAACGGTGACTTGTTCTACCAGTCGCTCGAACCCGCCATCCGTTCCCTCAACCAATCCATTCGCTACTTCGGCCAGTGGGGCAACAAACAGATCAGCAACAATGAACAGCGCATCCTACAATATAACGACCGGGCACTCCTCAAGCATTGCAGCGGAATCTATTTTGATAGTCGTATGTATCAGACGGCACTCCCGGTTCAGGCAGACCGGGGAGTGGTCCACAAAGCTATCATCCCGATGGACTTCATTCCTATCAGCAGCTTCGATCGGGAGTCTCAGCCCAACTGGGAGGGGATGCAGGAGGGGCTGGATATTCTCCAGATGACGGCTGGTGACTTCGGTGGCCGGGAGCGGGGATTCGCCACAGTCGTCTCCCGACGTCGGAGTTCCGACATCGAGCTGTGGGAGATGACCAACTTCGAGAAGGATGACATCGCCCCCGACCCGGATAATGCGAACGTGCTGCGGGAGAACCGGGTGACGTGGGTCATCGAGTTCCCGGCGTTCACATGGGGAGACGAGACCTCCCTGAAGAAGCTGGTGGGCGCTGAGCTCTGGGTGGACCGCCTGTTCGGCACGGTCCAGTTCAGCATGGAGTATCGACCTGACAGTCAGGCTTGCTGGATTCTGTGGCACATCTGGAAGAAGTGCTCGACTCGGAATTCCGAGGAAGGAGTCAACGCTCCCGTCGGATACCCGCTCGTTCCCTGTCTGGAGTCCTACGTGGCCAACATGAGCCTGCCATACCCTGACCCGTCCAAGTGTGCTAATGTCATGGGTCGTCCGGCCAACGTGGCGTATCAGATTCAACCCCGGCTGGTCGTTAAAGGGTTCTGCCGGGTCCGTGGAATCTATCTGCACGCTGAGATGGTCGGTCGCAAGCTGTATGACAAACTGACGTGCTAATGAGTTTCCCGTGTAACATACCGTGCATCGTCTGCCCGCCATCAATCGGTGGCGGCATCGGCCCGGTTGACCCGGCGAACCCATTCGTCAACCTGTCATCTGAGGACCCGGACCACGATGACTTCATCGGTCGCCGGTATCGCCCTCCAGACTACCCTCCGCTGGGCTCGACGTGGTATGCCATCGGTTGCATTGGGTGGTGCTTGTCGGACGTCTCTCAGGAGGACGCCGACCTGTGCGCTGCCAACCAGCAGGTGCTCTGCACCGACCCGCTCTGGCCTCAGCCCTGCGGGACTTGCCAGCCGACTCCCGAGGACCCGTTCCCGCTGGAGCCAAGGCCGGTGTTCTTCAGCACGTCTCAGGTCTGCGCGTTCGCCTGTCCGGATGGCACGTTCTTCAACTTCGTGACCGCACCCGGCCTGTTCAACTCTCTGTTCAATCAGGCCACGGCGGACATCATGGCCTACACCTACGCCTGCAATAAGGCGGTGGCCAATCACATGTGCCTCGGAGAACTCAGCCCTTCCCGGACGTGCGCTGGTTCTCCATACAACGGAGCGATCTCCGCATCTACGGCCAACACGCCAGTAACCTTTGACGACCTGACGGCGCTGCCCGACGGACTGTTGCTGGTTCAAGACCCGACCACTGCGTTCATTCAGGGAACTCCGACCACGCCCGGTGACTACGTGTTCACGCTCGGGGCGACGGACGCCATCGGCGGTGTCATCGAGAAGATATTCGAGCTGTCGGTGTTCGGAATTACGAACACCAGCCCGCTGGCAAATGCCAATGTGGGGTCGCCTTACAGCGAGGTTCTTGTGGCCGACGGGACGGTGAGTGGTGCAATTACTTGGGCCATAGCATCCGGAGTGCTGCCTGCTGGACTGACACTCAATTCGTCAACCGGCGAAATAAGTGGAACGCCAACGACTACCGAGACTCAGAGCTTCACGGTCGCCGTCACCAACGGTGGGCGCACCTGCTTCAAGCAGTTTTCCATTGAGTCGGTCAACACGGGCTGCCCGGACTGGAGTCAGCTTACGTGGACCACTCCGGGAATCGTGACCACTGGAGCTGCCAGCATCTCTTTTCTCCCCACTAACACTGCAAGTGATTCGTTCATCATTACGATGGCCTGCGCCAATGCCCCGGGGCAGTTTTGCAGTCTTAACTGGCCGGGAGTTAAGCCAACGATTGCCTACAAAGGTCCGGGCTGTAACTGCATCCTGCATGTGGAAATCACCGGAGCTGCCACGTTGGGATTTCCGGCCTCTGGAGCGGGATGGCTGGTCCAGACTCCGGGATTCTTCGGGGACATCCTGAATGACATCAGCGTAGCTCACGGATATGGGGTGTTCGATATTCCATTCTCGATGCCGGACACCTTGGGGGCTACGATCAACTACGAGGTGTTAATTCTTGGTTCGATGCAAAACGGATTTAACACCGGAGCCCTGACTGTGACGGGTCAGTTCCTGAACGCACCATAATATGCAACGCCTACGCTTATACGATTGCCGAACCTCCCGGCTTCCAAACACGGTGGGGCTCTGCACGGACAACATCCCGGACATCGCCGACTACGTGAACAGCGCTCAGCGCCGACTCTTGCTGTGCAAGGAGGCTGGTGACGAAAGCTGGTGGGGAACGTGGGCCGAGATCGCATTCAACGTGTCCCGGGCTTCGCCCTACATCACGCTGCCTCGTGAGGTCGCCCGGCTGGAGGCCATCAACGTGTGCTCCAATCCAGTGCTCATCCAGAATCAGTTCTTCGAGTATTTGAACTTCGGAAACGGGAGGTTGCCCAAGCTCAACCGTCAGTGCAATCAGGGCCTGCCGATGGGACTGACCCGCAACAATGCGGTGACGTTCCGGGAGATGACCAACGCTCCGCAGTATCTCGTGGCCTACGCCACTGACTCCCGGGACTACAACAAGCGGGTGATGTTCAGCGGTGAGGACGCCGACCATGTGACCATCGTCACGACCGACGAGCGCTATCAGGTGCAGGGCCAGTTCGTGAACCTTGAGGCCACTCCGGCGATGACGCCGCAGACGTTCTCCCGGCTGACGGGAATCCAGAAGGATTTCACCGAGGGCATCGTCCGCATCTACCAGCACGACCCGGCGACGGGTGAGGAAATTCTCCTGCTGACGATGCAGCCGAGCGAGCAGACGGCGTCGTATCGCCGGTATTACATCAACCAGCTTCCCCGGGGCTGCTGCCCGAGCCCGAACAACACGGACGAGACTCAGGTTCAGGTCACGGCCATCGCCAAGCTGGAGATCATTCCGGTGCGGGCGGACACGGACTACTGCCTGTTGCAGAACATCGAGGCCATCATCGAGGAGTGTCAGGCAATCCGGTATTCCCAGATGGACTCGCCGACGGCCAAGCAGATGTCCCGGGAGCGTCACCAGATGGCGGTCACGCTGCTCAACGGGGAGCTGTCACATTACGTCGGGGCAAAAGACGTTGCGGTGGGCGTGTTCCCTTTCGGGAGTGCGAAGCTGCGACGACAAAAGATTGGATGGTTGATCTGATATGGCACAACTGATGATTCCAAAGCCGGGGCAGTATAACAACGTGCCGTTCGGCAACGCTGCCGCCAACACCAACGAGTTCATGGCTGGCCAGTCGGTCATGCCCTACAACATGAACCTGCCCGGATACGCCAACATGGTGGGCCAGCGCAGTGAGAACACGCTGGACATGCTGAAGGGTCAGATTCCCGACGACGTCATCAGCCAGATTTCGCAGCAGGCAGCCGAGCGTGGAATTGCGGGAGGAGTGCCGCAGAGCCCCAACGCCAATGCAGCCTACTTGAGAGCGCTGGGGCTCACCTCCCTCGACCTCATGGGTCAGGGGTCACAGCAGCTCAGCCAGTCGATCGCTGATACTCCGGTTCCCGAGCTCTTCAATCCAGCCAGCCTGTGGGCGCCCGATTACCAGCAGCAGACGGCTTACAATTACGCCAACGCCACGAAGATGCAGGCCGACCTTCAGCAGAAGAACAAGGCTGCGTCCGACGCTTGGAACAAACAGAAGAACGGAACCACTTACTCGAACTACTACGGGATTGGTGGAGGTTTCGCTCCAATGGGATACTGACCTATGCCACAGCTACGATCATTCACCTTCGGTCAAGCCCCGAGCCTTGTTGAAGCCTACAAGACTGGTTACGACATCAACCAGAACCAGCAGCAGATCGAGCAGCGTGACCGCATCGCCAAGGACCAGCTCGCCAACCAATATGCCATCGCCGAGATGGAAGCTGCCACCAAGCGTCAGGCTTTGCAGCAGCAGGCGCTGATGCAGGCTCAGGAGCTGGAGGTCCAGAAGTCTCTGAAGCAGCAGGCGCTGGGATTGCAGGCTCAGGAGCTCCAGCAGAAAACCGCTTTCGAGAACCAGCAGATGGACCTGAGCGGTCGCCACTACGACACGGAGGCCAAGCGGGTTGGCGCCATAACCGAAGCAGCGGCACACAAGTATGAGGCCAACCAGCGAATGAGGATGCAGGTTCAGGAGGCCATCAAGCAGGGCAAGCCCCCACAGGATGCCTTCCGTGAGGCAGCATCAATCTACGGCACTGAAGCTGGCGTCGCCGGTCCTGCGATGGGTGACATCATTCAGAGCGCCACTGGTGGGGCTAAAGACCCGCTGGGCCGACCTGTGGCCATGCCGCTTCTGGATGAGAATGGAAACCCGACGGGGGAGACCATTTACCAGTCCAGCCGGAATCAATACTCCAGAGTTCCCAAGACTGCTCCCACGGATACGGAGGCCAGCTTCGTCCCCGGAAGTCAGGGCGAGCTCATGAGGTTCAACAAGAAATACTTCCCCAACCCTGCGCTGGGTGACGTGAAGGACCTCAAGAAAGAGCGGGACACGCTGAAGAAGCAACTGGAAGGTGACGACTTCGATCTGGAGAAACGCATGTGGACTCGGGCCAACGCAGGGGAAAAGCTCGAACCCAGCCAGATGGTATTTGCCAAGAAATACGCCGACTCGCTGGCTGAACTCCAGAAGATGAACGCGGCCATCGCCACGGCGAAGCAGGGGATTCGTGAGTCTGCCCAGAAGGCATTCAAGCCACCGGGCCTTGACACGGGAGCATCTACGAACAAAGCTCCTACTCGGATTAAATACAACCCTGCGACGCGCAGCTTTAACTGATGCCTATTGAGGTCGAACTTCCGGATGGAACAATCGCTGAGTTCCCGGACGGCACAGACCATGAGACAATGGCTGGTGCGCTCGACCAGCACTACTCCCAGCAGTTCAACTCGGATTTCCGAGGTCCGGAAGCCGGTCAGATTCCAGACATGCAGGCCACGACCCGTGGCGGTCCGAAGGCTTACATCCCCGACGGAGGTGAAGGAATCTTCGACGAGGCGACCAGCGATCTAGGCGACGCTTTCCACCTTGCCGGTAAGACAGCCAAGGCGGCTCTGGGTGACGTGGGCTCTACCCTCAGTCTGTTCCAGCGACCAGAGGGTCAGAAGGTGGGACTTCTCCCCAGCCTTGGAGCGGTCAAGAAAGCTGTCCAAGAGAACGCGCCATCAGCATTTGAGGCAGGTGGCAACCTCTACGCTACCGGCACTGAGCCACTGGAGAATGAGTTGCCCATCGAGAATGCGATGAATCAGGCAGCCACTGAGGGCTCTGAGGGCGCAGTGGGCGCTGCCACGCTGGGGCATTTTGCTCTGAGTGCGGCTGAGACTGCACCACTGCTGGCCGTTGGCGCATTGCCCGGATGGGCTGCCAAGCTGGTGAGCCTTGGGTTCACGGCGGACATGATCTACCACGCGCCTCAGTTGTTCCAAGAATACGCCGACGAGATCAACAAGCCGGAAGAGGAGCAGGACAAGGCCAAGATCGCCAAGCTCCGCAGTGGAATCGCCGCCACATTCACCTTCGCTCCAATGGCCGGTAAGCACGGCATGGAGGGGGTTACCGACAAGTTATCCACAGCGTTCGACAACGCTAATCGTTTTGCCCCCGGCCCAAAGACCGGTGGACCTCGGGCTTCCGACCGTGGGCCAGCGCCTACGTTGCAGATGCCCATGCGTATCCAGCAGCAGGAACAGGGCGTTCCGGTCCGTGGAGACATTCCTATCGCCGACCGAATTGATGCCATAGATAAGTCACTGGCCAATCTGGAGCAGCAGCATGGCCCGAGAGATACATTTGACCCCGAGACGGGCAAAGGAACTCCGTTGAGAATCCTCACCCATGAGGAGACGGAGCTTCTAAAGCTGCGAGATGAATTAACAGCTCAGCAAAAAGGAGGTGAGGAAAATGCCAGCGAAGTCAGCGAAACAGCAACATCTGATGGGAATGTGCGCCAACAGCAAGGCCAACCTGAAGGTGTGCGCCAAGATACCCAAGAAGGTGGCCCGAGAGTTCAGCAAAAAGCCCAAAGGCGGGTATTAACTCCAGAGGAGGAGGCCGAACACAAAACCCTCAGCGATAAGTTTGAATCCGATGAGGGTCTGAACGAGATCGAGGCCGACCGCCTGCAAGAGCTGGACGACATTAAGAGTGCGGCTCGCAAGGGTGAAATCACCGAACACGACGAAGCCATAGACAAGGCCATCGACGAGGCTGGACTCGGTGACAAGGTTGAGTTCGTATCTCCAGAAGAAATCGAACAGGGCGGTGCGGACCATCCAATGGCTGGTCGCATCGCCCGGTTCAATGAAGAGACTGGAAAGATCGAGGTAAACCGCAAGGAGCTTTCGGACAATCTGGCATTGGTGCCAGCCAAAGACCGGGCTCGACTGGCTCAGACCCTGATCGCCCACGAGAACATCCACTCGCATACCACCCGCGTCGAAGCTGAAGATTTCGCCCGGAACGCCCACCCGATTGAGCGCAAGGCTGCCACCAGAATCTATCGTGGAAAGAAGGGCTCTCCGGCTGATGTGAATTTAGGAGGACCTCTCGACGACGCCCGGCTCGGATGGGAGATGATTCGTCAGCGCATCGCTCGGATGCAGGGCACAACCCCTGACGAGATGCTGATGCACCGCTGGTGGGAGAAGGAGCGCTGGACGCTTGAGTCACTCGACCTGATGGCGCGTGCCGTGGAGAAGGCCCGCAAGTTCGCTGGCACTGACGCCAGCAAGGTCCAGAGCAAGATTCTGGATGACATCAGCAACAAGATCGGCATTGCCCGTGACGCCATGACTGCGGGAGCTGGCGGTCCAGCCGTAATGTCCAAGGCCACCGAGAAGCGCATCGAGAAGCTGCGTAAGGAACGGCTGGCCCAGATTCGGGATTCCGAGAGGCACGACCTGCCCGACGAGAAGATCGACGCCCGCATTGCCCAACTCAATCGCAAGACCGAGTTGCTGACTGACGCCGAGCTCTACGAGCTTCGTGACCTGAGGCTGGAGCGTGACCGTCGCTACCGTGAGTTTCCGGGTGCGATGAGTAAGGTGGTTAAAGATTTCACCGACAAGGTGGCCGACCCAGAGGCCAAGATGGACAACGCCGACAGCCGAGATGCTGGAATGAAGCTCAGGAGCGTTGCTGACCTTGACGCGCTGCTGGAGTCCAAGCGCAGCATCAAGGGTGAGATGGATGCCCTGCGTGCCGAGGCCAAGTCTAAGATAGCCTCTGGCGACAGCGCTGGATTTGCCAAGGCCATGAACAAGGCTGCGACGATCGGCACAAAGAACCAGATCATCCGGGAGACCATCGAGACTGCCACCAACCTTGGTGGCTGGGCTGAGGAACGTCAGACCGCTCAGGACCGACCGCTTGGAGAGCGTCCTCTGGAGTGGTCTCGGAATCCCGAGGTTGCCGACTGGCTGCGTAAGAACGGCGACGAGGTTGGCGTCAAGCTGCCGGATGAGAGCCCGGCTGCGATGAGCAAGCGTGACGAGAAACCTCTCACCCGTGCTCTGGCCGATAAGATCGCCAAGGATTTGGTTGAGGGAGGAATCAACACTCACCACATCACTGGAATCACAGCCGAGTCTCATGGAGTCAGTGTTGACACTGTCCGAAAGATCAAGCGCTACCTGTTGCAGGGTGGCAAGGACATGATGGTCAGCTACGCCGAGTTCATCGGCAAAGGCTGGGACGACGATAAGCTCGGCATAGTTCACCCGCCACCAGAGGGAGAGTCCCCCGCTGCCATGTCCAAGAAGAAGGCCAAGGAGCTGGAGGACCTGCGGAAATACCAAGAGGCGATGCTCCAGCGCCCGGTGACTCGGCGCACGACTGGACTCGGTGAAGCGGTTGCTCCAGAGGAGCGCGTGTCTGCCGAGCAGTCTGGATCGCTGCCACGGATTAGTGCCGCTGACATCGACTTCAAATCCGACGAGATGATGGCCGGAGAGATCAAGCAGCGGAAGCAGACGACCCAGAAGATGGATGAAAAGACCTATCAGAGGTGGAAGCGAAAGCGGCAGATTCTAGGAGACCAGAGCAGCGACCCTGAGATGAGGTCCAAGTTTTCCGAGGCCAAGAACATTCGGGCGTCGTTCGACCGCCCTAAGTTCAGCGACTTCGAGGAGTGGGTTCGCAAGAATGTAGGGCCGGTTGAGCCTCACCAGCTCCGGAATACATGGGAGGACTCAGTGTGGTCGGACCTAATCAATGCAACACCAGAACGCCTTGAGAAGTGGCGTGAGGCGTTAGGTCTGGAATCAAAATATGGAACAGGGTTTATCGCACCAAAACGTGGGCCGGAACAGTTCCAACTTGAACCGGAAGGCGACAAGATCGTTGCCAAGCAGAACCGGGCGCAACTGGAAGCGGGCGAGCGATACCGGAACAAACTTATCACGGCGATTGCCGAGAAGCTCATTGGGGAATCCGTCAAGGAGCGAGCCGACCTGAATCGGACCGAGGTCAGCAACGACGACATCGACTTCACCGCCACGAAGTCCAAGCACGGTCCATACGTTGAGCTCAGCCTCGACGACATTTCCAACGAGCATGTCCTCAACGGCATCCTGCGTGATCAGGCCCGGGCCAGCAGCAAAGACCCCAAATCCCACTCCCGCCGTCTGGTGGCTGTGGTGGACCGCAAGACCGGCGAGGTTGAGCTCCTGTCCACCTACAACGATTTTGGCACTCAGAGGGTCACAGACCCGGCTGGGGCACGTTTGCCGGGCAAACCCTCCCGGGAGCTCAACAAGGCGTTCCTGAAGCAATACAGGCCCATTAGCAGCCTCCTGTTGAAGGACCCGGTCAAGGGCTTCCGCCAGAACTTTGAGTCGGTGGCTGACTTCAACGACAAGATCGGAAAGGAAGCGCATGAACGGGCGGCGGTCGGAGAGTTCCACGGCGAAGGTCCAGCCGACTTCACGGCTGAGGGCACACCCGGACTTCAGGGCGAGGGCGGCATGTTCCAAGGGCCGCACCGGACCACCATGCGCCGGGGCACGATGGAGTCTGCTGGACGCCTGACCCGCCCCGAGGCCGAGGGAGTCATCAGCCATGTCCTGAGTGAAGTCGGAGAGCTGGACTCTCCCAATGACGTCAAGGTTGCCCTGCTGGGGTTGCTGGACAAGTCCGCCCGAGGCCGGATGCGAGCCACGGACTACATCGCCCAGAGCGGCTACCGGAAGATGATCAACGCGCTTCAGCGTGAGTTCCCGGACCTGACCCGTGAAGAGGTCTTGGACAAGATGGCTGACAGAATTTATGAAAACAACCGCTCGTCGGAAACGCTGGACGAATATGCACGCAAAACGGTGGCGCAATTCAAAGGCAGCGATCTTGGAGATGCTGTTCAACAAGCGAATGCACCACAGACTGGCCGGGAGCTTACCTCGGAACTCCGAGGACGACCTCCAGAGCGATCGCCGCTAGACCGTCCCAACCCGCTTCGGGTCAATGTCCCGATCGAACGGGTGCCACCGACAATGGTGCGCCCGGAGCAGTTGCCACCCGGAACTCCGCCCGTCGAACGCCAGCCTGCGCCGTCAGGACAGCTTGGTTCTGAGACCCCGGTCCGTGAGCAGTTGCCGACCGAGGTGACCACGGCGCAGCGTGAGGCCCAGACCGTCGAGCATCAGGCTCGGGTGGACGTCGAGCAGATCAGAGCTCGGACACTTCGGAAATACGGAGTGGAGATGACTCCCGGACAGGCGGGCTCAGTGTTCGAGGCCCGGACCGGAAGGAAAGTTCCCGGAGATCAACCCCGGGTTTCCGAGGTTCAAGACAACCTTCAGCAGGAGGCGGCTCACCGTGCTGGCAAAGAGTATCAGGTCGGTCAGGACTGGGCTGCTGCGCTTGGTGAGCGTGAGATCATTGGCCGCATCAACAAGCGTGATGTCCGGGTCATCCGTGACCGTGTGCTTCGTGAGCAGGGCATCCTGCTGAGCCCTAAAGAAGCTCGTGGGATTCTGGAGGCCAAGAAGGGATTTCGCCAGCCGATGGAGATGACCAATCGTGCCATCTTCAAACGTGCTGAGCGTGGCATCAACGCCCCACTCAAGACCGAGTCTCCCGCTGCCATGAGTCGTGCCCGTGAGGGCGTTGACCCGGACACCAAGAATCCGATTCCCCGGTTCGTGCCGAACATCAACACAGCACTGACTCGCAAGGTTGGCATTGAGCGCATCCCCGGACTTCGCCTGCTGTGGGGCGACCGGGCCAAGGTCAAGGACAGTGCGGATTTGGCGATGGTGGCTCACGGCATCAAGCGGGCGATTGGAAACTCTCAGGCTGCCATCACTGGTAGCCGACTGGCGGCTCTGACCAAGCTGGCCGGAAATCCGTTCGAGCAGGATGCCACCGGGAAGATTACCAACGTCAACAAGCTGGAAGGTCAGAGCGCCTACCCATCAGACCTGTTCGAGGATTGGCAGAAGCAGGTGGTAATCCCTGAGAAGATGGAAGCGTCAGGAAAGTTCAACGACACGGAGATCGCTGAATACACCGAGAGAAATCCTCAGAAGATAAAGCTCAACCCAGCACAGGACGCGCTGTTCCGGGAATACCTGAGCTACATCGAGGACGGTAACAAATACCTTCGGGAAAAGAACGCCAAGCTGGAGGACTACGGCGGTGAGAGCAGGGAGACGCGCCGAGATCAGGGGTCACTCTACGGCATCGGGCACGGGCTGGAGGTCTACACGATGCCACGTCTGGCATTGCACAAGCGGGGGCTTGGACCGATCGAGGCCGAGTATCAGAAGCGGATTGGTGGTTCTTACCAGATCGAGAAGGACCGACTGTATTCCAGTGAGGAAATCGGAGCTGGAGAAGTGGTTTACGAGCCGGACATGAACAAGCGATTGACGACGTTCGTCCAGCGCGTTTACAAGGCGGTGGCTGACTCCGATCTGGCCAGCGACCCGGCGCTGAAGGGCGAGACTGCCGAGCAGAGAATTCCGAAGTTGTCCAAGGAGTATGAGCGGGAGATGCGATTGCCCACCAGCTCCGGGAGACACATGAGCCAGCAGGACATCATCGACATGGGCTATCGTCCCCGTCTGGGACGTGAAGGTCAGGTCGGTGGTCACCCGGCGTTTCAGGATAAGATTTACCCCATCGACGTTGCCAACCGGCTGAACAAGCGGTTCGGGAATGAGGCCCACCCGTATATCACGAGGGCGATTGAGGCCAACATCGCAATGAAGGGCCTGATGCTGACGGGTGACCTTGCCCAGTATTTTCAGCAGGGTTCACTGCTGGCGACTCGCCATCCCAAGATTTTCGCCGATGCGACTTGGAAGTCGTTGCAGTCCCTGAAAGACCCCAACGTCACCGGGAACTACCTGAACAACCCGGAGAATTTCAAGGCTGCCACGGAGTTCGTTCAGGCCGGTGGGTCGCTGGGTCACTTGCAGGATTTCATGTCAGGGGCCAAGCCCGGCGAAGCGCTGACAAAGATTCCAGTGATGAGCGAAGTGATCACCCGAAGCGGTCGTGCGTTCGGCACGTTCCAAGACATTGCCAAGATCGAGGTCTGGAAGGCGCTGAAGGATTCCACACCCAAAGAGCAGTGGCCTGACATGATCGAGGCCATTGAGGACTTGGGGCTTTCCGGGAAGATGGAGGCGTCAGGCATGAGCCACAAGCGGGCCATCGCCGAGAGGTTGCTATTCTTGGCTTCGTCTTACTATCGGGGTGCGTTCAACGTTGTGGCCCGTGCGGCTATGGAGGGCGGAAAGGCTGGCACCAAATCTCGTCGAGACCTGTTCCAATACATGGCGGCGATGACGGCGATGATGACCACTGCGTATCTCGCCTCGGGCATGAGCAAGAACGAGATCAAGAAGCGCCTGACCCCGGGCCAGAAGAACCAGAAGTTTTTGAAGTATCCGGTGAATATCGGCGGCGAGACCCTTGAGATTGGGCCGGGCGGTATCGTCCTGAGCTTGTTAAATCTGACCGCTGACATGGGAAAGACTGCGGTCACAGACCCAAAGAATTTACTCAGCCCTCCGTGGATGTGGCTCAAGCAGCGCCTCGGTCCGATTCCGTCACTGGGAGAGAAGCTCTACACCGGTAAGGATGTGTTCGACAGAAGCATTAACCCATTTCAGGCAGCCGCACAGTCGGTTACTCCCATTCCGATTCAGAAGGGAATCTCTGCGGCCCAGAGTTCCAAGAAGGGTGCTGCCATCGTGTCAGCCGGAGCGTCGTTCATCGGCCTTGATTCCAACAAATACAAGGCGACCAGCGAAATCCACGATCTGGCACAGGACTTTGCCCGGAGTTCCGGGATGAAGAAGGAGTCTGGGTTTGATGAAGTGGCCAACGAGCACCCGAGCTACTCGAAGCTGCGTGGTGCTGTTGGCGCTGAGAGGCAGGGTGCGTTCAACGACATCCTGAAGGAGATGGAAAAGACCCGGACGCGGCCCGACATCCGTAAGGCGATGAAGCACTGGAGTCAGTCCCCGTTCACCGGCAACAAGAGGCTGGAGTCCGCATTCCGGGGTAGTCTCAACGATTACGAGGAGAAGGTTTACCTTGAGGCTCAGGACGAGCGGGACAAGGTCTATGGCTCGTTCTTGGACATGCTGAGTAAGGCGCCTTAGCCGATCTTCGGCGGTTCGTTGCCGCAGATTTCCGACTTGAGTGCTGTCACTTTGCACAGTGCTTTGCTGGTCAACTGCCAGATGCTGGTCATGCTGGCTGGTGTGACGCTCTTAGAGTTGACCATTGCGTCGGCGTGAAACAGGGCCAGATTGAGCTGGTCCCGGCACTCACGCATTCGTTCGGTTGCTTGTTCTTGGTTCATAGGTTTAACGGTTATACCACAGTATGTGAGTGCATCCCTCCGGTGGTTTGAACCTCGGAGTTCCGACGTCTGATGGATAGACCCACTCGAAATGGTCCTGCTTCCAGAAGTGGGTTTCAGTTGCGTAGTTGCCCATGCCGTCGTAGTCGATGAACGACCCGTTCATCACGGAATCAATCCACTCCTGCAATGGAATCAGGTCTCCAGCTTCAGGCTCGATTGGTGTTAGCGTCATAGTTTCTCAATGATTATGTGGGCGCCTTCTTCTCCCGGTTTTACCAGCTTGGCGTAAACGTGGAGCTCAGGAATCCATTCCCAAGAATCGTCGTGAGGCAGTGACGACGCAGTCAAGGAGCGTGCTTGCGGCTCCGTCAATGTCTCGGCGTCTCCTATCCGAGTAAGACAGAACAACTGTGACTCGAAACTGGCTGTGCAGTTTGCCATCCACTTTTTTGCTTTCCCCTGTGATACCACCATCGGTTGTTTTGTTACCCGGTGAATGGCTGCTTTCTTTAACGTCTTGAACGCTGGCACTGGTCCTTGGTTTTTCACGGCGAGCACGATCTTCATTTGCCATCGCCTCCCGCAGGCGTCTTTGAGCATGGCTGCTGAACTGTTCTAGTTTCATGTGTGGTCTCCACTGGTTTGCTGAGTTGTTTCAGGAGTTCGTCGCACCTCCACAGGTGGGAAATCTCCCGGCTAACTATGGACGGTTCGTGGTCATAGTCCTCGATGGTCTCTTGCATCAGAGTTCGAGTCATCATGATGTGCTCTACGATCTTGTGTTCTAGTTCTTGTGTCATGGTCATCCTGTCATGAATAGCGCACCGCATCGGTTGCATCCGTAGGCGGTGCAGTCATCCCACAGGTCGGTGCTGCCACATTGCTCGCACCTTCCAGTGAAGTGACCAGTTGGTTTGTTGTCGGGATTCTCTATCTGTCGGAGTCGCTGTCGTCCCGCCTCGTCCAGCTCCTCCCACTTGAACTCACTCATGGTCTCCTCCAGACGCATTGGTTTACCAAGTAATCCAGAGTGGCTGCGTCTCCGCCACTCCGGATAAAGTCCCGCATATCCTTGCACGGAAGCAAGAGCGTGGCATTTGGTATCGTCAGGTGCGATGCCAGCAGCTCTGCTCCGTCCGCTCCGGGGTTGAAGTGATTGCCACCTTCCCTCACGTAGTCCGGGTCGGTGTCGCACACGATCACCGCCCGCTTGCAGCCAGACCGCTTGACGAACTCGGCCACGCTGAGCACCGCACCGTTGGAGCTCGGACGTCCGACGGCATACTTGCCCAAGCTGATCACCGCTGCGGTGTTGGTTGGTCCTTCAGGCAGGAACACTGTTGGCTGAGTGTCGCACTGTGGAATGAACATTCCCTGATGGCTGCCAGTCACGGCGAACTTCGAGCCGTTGCTGGCCCTGAGTCTAATTCCTACGATGACTCCCTTGGGGTCTCGCATCGGGAATGCCCACGTCTGGTCGTCACGCTTGGCAGCTCCAAGCGTCTCCAGTGATTTGTAACTTACGCCAAGCGACTCAGCTATCTGGGACAGGTCTAGGTGAGTGGTTCGATATGCCCACCTCCGCATCATATCAAACAGGTTAGGCGCTGGCTTGACCACCTCGGGTTTCCGAGGTTCAGGAATGAGTGGTCCACCGTCGATGCGGTGCATGTAGCCGACACTGCCGTCGGTGAATACCTTCTGGCGCTCGCTGACAACTCGCATACAGATCGCCAGACTCCGGCCCAGCAGACACCAATCACTCTTCTGACAGATTGGGCACGGTCGCCGCTTGCTGACTCGGGTCATCTCGCTCATTTGGGCTTGGTGACTTGAGGATAGGACTCGCTCTCGTTCATCTTCAGAACTCCGAGCTTCGTGCCGGAGGCGAATGCGTTGAAGGCTTTGATCATGAGCGCCAGATAATACTGAGCCGCCATCTGACCCTTGGCCATTCGCATCTTGATGAACCGTTCCCGGATGTCGTTGCAGATGCTGCCCGGTTGGGTGCCGTGATAGACGGCCTCCAGAAACTCCTTGGGACGGTTGCCATGCCAGTGGGAGGCAATGATGATCAGGGTTGCCGGTGCGGAGTAGGGCGCAAGGTTCTGGGTCTTGGTTGACAGCGCCCGGACGAATCCGTAGGCATCCTGCAAGGCTTCGTTGTGGTTCTGGATGTAGTCGATCAGGTCGATGCGCGTGCTCTTCTTGGCGAAGCTGTGCTGCGTAATCAACCCGTCCTTGTAGGCCACTGCCAGCTTGGCGATGGCTGCCACCGAGCTGCCGTTGTTGACGTGAGCGGCGTCGGCCACCGTCCGCTTGAGACCGCAGTCGAGCACTTTGTAGAGTTCATCGTCGTCGGTCTCCATGAGGAGGAACGGCTGAGGCGCGTTGGCCTCGATGACTGCCCACATGCGGTGTTGTCCGTTGGCCAGTGCGCCCTTGATCAGGACGATGGCGTCAGCCGACAGGCGGAAGTTCCCCTCCTTCATGTCCCGGGCAAGGGTCTGGACATGGATGTCCCTCAGCGGGCGTTGCTCCCTCACCTGTGTCCCCAGCATCTCCTCCGCCTGCTTCGGGCTGATCTTCACTATGTTGATGGTCGCTTTCATTGGTTTCTTGTGCCTCATTGTTATTGAGCATTTCTTGTTGCATGACCTCTGGTGCTTTGTCGCCGAATATCTGGGTCATCATTTTCAGATACCAGCGCTTGGCCTCGGCCACGAATAACCGTTTGATCTCCTTGGGTTCAAACATCGGGTCGAGTATGAACGCCCTCCAAGTTTTCTGGTAAGACCTCGGAATGCCGAGGTTGTCTTGGCGGGGAATCTTGGCTACGAATCGGAACACGTCACGACCTCGATAGGTCGTTCGCTCGAACTTGTATTTCATTTCTTAACCTCCTTGGGCTTCAGCTCAGCGATGCGGTCGTTGACCTTCATGACGTAGTCCACCGTCGGCTGAGCCCACCGCTTCTCCTTGAGCTGGCCGATCAGCTTGGACGCCTGATCGAACGTCATGTCCTTGGTGTTGTATCCGTATTTGTTCAGGCTCTGGGCCTGCTTGATGGTGCAGAGCTTCTTGTCCATGCGGCGGAACATCTCCCCGATGACCTGACGGGCTTGATTGTAGGGCATCTTGTCCGGGTTGATTCCACGGGTCATCAGGAACTTCGACTGCTTCTCGCTCAACACCTTACCTGAATCCCAGCCCCTGACCTTGACCGGCTGAATATCGAAGAGGTCGAACGGGTTGACTTTCTTCGAGGTGAACCTGACCTTGGCCAACAGGCTGACTTTGCGTGCGATCTCCTCTCGCTTGCGCTGGAGGATGGCGTCCTGAATCTTCTGTTGTTCTTCATCCAGAGCAACATCCACACGGACTGCCGTCCCTGCCTTCTTGGCATTCTCGATGGTCTTTTGCAGGACCTCGTCGCTGACCTTGCCGCCAAGGATGTCAGCAGCCGACATCAGCTTGTGCCTTCCGGAGTTCCCGACGAAGTCCACGATGAGACAGGAGGGCTTCTTACTGGAGCTGATTGCCCCTCTGCGGGCCTCCTTGTCTGGCAGGCCATCCACGAGCCCATCCAGTGGTCTCGTGCCCCTACCGGCCATCTGAGCGTAAAGGGAACGGCTTTTAGTCGGCCTCCCCATGATGATGACCTCCACCCCGGGGTCGTCGAACCCCTCGGTAAGCACCCCGCAGTTGCAGATCACCTGAGTCTGGCCGGACTTGAACTGCTCCAGCATCTCCCGGCGCTTGTCCTTGTTGGTCTCCCCGCACACCCAGTCCGACATGTTTGGCTTGTGACGGTTGAATATCTCGGAAGCCTGCTCGGCTTGCTTGACGGAGCAGGTGAACAGAATGGCTCGCTTCTCCCCGATGATCTGGATGGCAGAGCCGGTCAGGCCCTGCATGTTCCGCTCGGCCTCCATCACCTTGGCAAGGTCAGCCCCATTGAGGTCGCCTGCCGTAGTTCGGATTTCCGAGAAGTCCAGACCGCCGACCATCACGAACTGCTGCTCAATCGGAACGAGCCAGCCGTCGTGGATTGCGTCGAGGATTTCGTAGTCGAAGGCGACCGAGTCGAACACCTGACCGAGCGCCTCTTCATCTGCCCGGTCAGGTGTCGCCGTGACGCCAAGAACTTTGAGGTTAGGATTCTGTCGGTAGTAGTCAATGACTCTTCGGTAGGAGTCCGCCGTAGCATGGTGACACTCGTCAATGATCAGAGTGTCGAAGTCGGTCGGCTTGAACCGGCCCATGCGGTGACGGTCACCCCACTTGGAGTTGAGGGTCTGGATGGTGGAGACCACGACTGGAGTTTCCCCGAACAGGGAGTTGTTCACATACCGTTCGGCCATCTCGATACCACATTCCACTTCCGCAAAGCGCTGTATCTTGTCTCGGGCTTGGTAGATCAGCTCTTCCCGGTGTGCAATAACCAGCGCCCGCCTCGGGAGGCGTCGCTTGATGACGTTCGCAAAGCACACGGTCTTGCCACAGCCAGTCGGGAGAACCAGTGCCGTTGATGGCACGGTCTCCCACTCGTGACAGATCGCATTCTCAGCGTTCGTCTGGTAATCTCGTGGGGTCATGCGCCTATTTTTGAAGGAATGCGGTGACCATCAACTCTCACGATATAAGCAGACCCATCAGGATTTACTTCGAGCTCTATGACCACCTCACAGAGGGCGTGCTTGAAAAAGTCAAGCGCCTCCCCCTTGAGTCCGATCTTTTCGCCGAGCTCATACATGGTCTCCTTGTCGGAGTGTAGGTATGCTGTTGCTTTCATTTTTGCATCTCCCTCATTTTCCGTATTTCAGCGGGCACTTTATCCCACCGGAACTTACTGATTACACCCCTTCCAATGCACAGACGGCACTCGCCCTTGGGCTGAGTCTTTGGCTGACCCTGACATTGCGTGCAGACTGCGTAGGGAATTGCCGTGCGAAGGTTGGTGTAGATTTTGTCGATGTCGGCCATCGCTGCGGATATGTTGACCTCCGCAAACATCAGGTCCTCCATCGACTGCGCCTTCTTGAGCTTGCGCTCGAACTGTCCCAGCTCGTCGAGCAACGCTTTGATCTCGTCCGATCGTTCCCAATACTTCAGGGCGTGAACGGTCAGGACTGCCCCGGTCTTGCACTTGCCTTCCAGCTTCCGGGGTGACTCGGACTTCCGAGGTTCAGCGCGTTCTCCAATAGATGCCGGGCGCTTCGCTCCGTCCTTGGATTCCCGAATGGGTTCGGGTGCTACCTTGCCTTGCTGCTCCAGCCAGTCCCGCACCGCCTTGACCGTGTGGTCATCCACTGAGGCAAGGTTGGCGATCTGGACGTTGCTGACCTTGGGCCACATCTTGATGGCCTCCTCCACCGAGCGTCGCTTGTCCGCCTGCGACCTCCGGATTCCGTGTCTCTCGTTGGCCATCAGGGCGAACTTGAGTGCGTCCTCATACATCCCCGCGTGGACGTTGGCCTGACAGGCTTTGAAGCTGAGGGAGCGCATCGCCTGATAGCGGTGCATCCCGTCCCCGATCAGCACGCGCTTGTTTCCCGACTCGTAGAACACGTCGATCAGCGGCAGCTTCTTCTTATCCTTCTTGTAGATGGCTGCGTATTCTTCAATCACTTCAGGACGGAGATCAGCTCGAACCATCGGGCTGTGATCAAGGTCCACATCTTCTAGGAATATGGTTTTTGTCATAGGTTAATAGGAAAACGGCGGACACCTAAAAACGATGTCCGCCGTGAACTTAACAGGTTTTGCTAACTTACGTCAACAACCTTCTCAGGTTCGGGTTCTTGGGCAGCCAGCTCAGCCGCCGTCATCTTGCCCAGACTGGGCTTGTTCTGCTTGTCCTCGGTGATACCCGCCAGCAGGTCAGTGAACTTCTTGGCGAGCTCCTTGCCCTTGAGTCCGGTGATCTTGCGGAACAGCGCTTGGAAGTCCGTCTTGTTTATCTTCACGCAGTCCATGAACAGAGGAGTCAGCGTGTGGATGTGACTCATCTCGGCATTCTCTTTGTTGGCCCAGTCCTGACCGACGGCACAGAACCGGGTGAACAGTTCCTGTGGGTCGCTGATGATCGACTGCGTTGCGCCTTCCTCCAGCTTCCAGCCGGGGATGGATGTGGGGTCGGCCTCCAGCCTGCGCTTGGCCTCAGCCTCACAGTCCTCAATCCACTTCTTGGCCACGCTGCGTGACTCCAAGAAATAGACCCACATATCCGGGGTCCACTCGGACGTCGGAAGTCCTACAACTTTGGTGGAAGCAGGCATGAGCGACTCCGCCCAGACCTCGTATTCTTTGCACGTCGATTTGGCTTTGCAGAACTTGCACTGCACGACGCCAGCCTTGCGCTTGGCATTGGGGTCATTGGACTTCCGGATGCGATCGAACATCTGTTGCTCGGCGATCTTCAGGTCCTCCGGACGATAGATGCAGATTTCCGGTGAGTGCGTGATCAGCGGCTGGTTTACCGCTGTGCCGATCTCGCAGTTCTCCTTGATGCCGAAGTTACCGGACACCAGAACTGCTTGATCTCTTAGTTGTTCGTTCTTGCTGGGCTCGGTGACGTCACCGGGCAGCGATTTGTATTCGATGATGAGAACCCGGGTCATGTGCCGGGCCACGAGGTCCACCCGGCAACTGTGGCGCAGGCGTTCGCCTTTGCCTCCGGGCTTCTCGGACACGTTGCACCAGTAACGGGTCTCCTTGACGATGATGGCAGCGTCCCGGTCGGGACCGAAGAACTGCTGCATCAGCTTCTCGTTGATCTCCTGATGCTGGTCATACAGCGGGACTTGGCTCTGGTTGAGCCCTTCCGGACTGCCCTTGTGCAGGGCGTCGTGGATTTGCTGGCCGAATAGCGCATCCTCGGAACTCGTGTCCGGGATGCCCACTTGGGCTTGATGCCGACCTTCGCACTCCCGGTCGGCTGCGGCGTTGGACGCTGACGTCCACCCACGCCGTTCCGTATCTGTTTCTACTTTGGTTGTCATGATACCCTTACTGTTGCCCATGCCCTCATGTGCTCTGGCATTGCTTTAGCCAGAAGCTGAGGCGCTACGGTGTCTCGGAAATCCCTGATGAAGCACAGTAATTCGTGGCGCTGCTCGGCGGTTAAGTCGTGCCGGGCCAGAATCTCCATGTGGATTTCGTCGTAGGTTATGGTTCGTCCGCTCATTGGTTACAGACCTCCTTTATTTTCTCACTGAACTCAGCCCACTGGTTGAACAGCGCATCGACTGCCTCTGGTGACAGCTTCTCGATGGTGTCGCAGTCCGCTTCGCACAGGGCGATTGACTCGGCGAACTCCAGCAGGTCTGACTCTTTGATTCCATCTCGTTTGCACAGCTCCTTGATGTCAGCCACAACAGGTGGCTCGGGAGTTACTGGTTCGGGCTCGGGTTGAGCCTTGGGTTTCTTCTCTTCCTTGCCCTCTGGTGCGGTGAACACCGGGGCTGTGGTCTTGGGGGTATCACCCTCCAGCTCTTGCGGGAGATACATTCCGCCCAGCATCGTCGGGAAGCTGGTCCTTAGTGCGTCGGCCTCGGCGCACTTGCAGATCATTCCCGCCGCATCGTCCAGCCAGATGCCGTAGGCTTTGTAGAAGCGCTCCAGCCGGATGGTTTTCTTGATGGGGAACTGCTGACCTTTGCGGTGAACCGTGGCCCATCCCCCAAGGACTTTGTCGCCCTTGAGATAGAAGTCGCCCTCGATCTTCTCAATCTTGCCGTTGCGCTCCACGATGATTCCCGACTCCATGCCATCGTAGGCTGGACTGGCCTCAGCCCGCTTCAGGAATGCCTGAATGCTGGTGATGAGGTTGAACTTTGGACCGTCCTTGCTGTCGTATCCGATCAGGAAGGCATCACCCTCGAACGGGTTTAGCTTTCTCGCCTGACACAGCGCAAGGAACTTGATGCAGTCGTTATCATCCGGCATCTTCCCGGACTTGGTTTTAACGGCGAGCATGGTCTTAATCATGCCCACCGTTAGCTTGATGGCGTCCGATGCCCCGAAGGGCACGAAGGTCACTTCAGCGTTCTCTTTTTTTGATACAGCCGTCGTAGGTGTTTGACTCATAGTTTACTCTCCTTGTTTACCAGAACGCGGGGGCGCTGGCTACTACTTTCAACCGCCCATGTGCTCCCACTCACGACCACCCGTGTAGTCGTTGGAGTTGGGCTGGTGACCTTCGTGCTGGTTGTTGTATCCCAGCACCTGCTGGGCCGTGGCCGGACCTCGGGTTTCCGCAGTGATCTCCTTCGGGGCTTCCTTCCACTTGATACGCTTCTCCAGCCAGTCGATCAGGTTCTGGGGCAGCACGTCGTTCTTGGACATAATATCCATGAGGTCGATCATCTCGTCGTCGAGGAACACGGTCATGTTCTTCAGGGTGCTGACCAGCTCCTCAACGGTTTTGATGGTGCTCTGGGGATGCTCCATCGCATACATCATGGCGCCAGCCGCCTTGCGAATGTCCGACTCGAAGTTGGGCTTTCCCCGCATCGTGAGCGGACGCATTCCGTGAGTCGGACCAGAGCTCGGGTCGTAAGTCCGAGGACCAACCGAAACGGAGGATACCTCCACCCGCTTGGGCGTGCAGTCGATGATGTTCTCCTTCCAGATTTCCGGGAACGTCTGGTCCAGTGCTGGAGGCTGGCCCATTTGAATCTTGGCCATCTCGTTGAACGCATCGTCCTTGAGCAACCGGCTGATGTGACGCGGCAACGTGTTGAGCTCGTTTCCAATGTCCCAGAAGTCGCACAGGTCCATCACCAGTTTGAACTTGTCGATGTAGAGCCGGGTGTGGATGTCGTAGGTCGGACTTCCGAGGTTGCCGACCGTGATGTGGATGCCGTCCTGACCCCGCTCGTTCTCTTGGTCCGTTCCAGACTGGAACGCTGCGGCGGTGCAGTGGTGATGCGCCGTGCCCCAATAGAACCATTCGTCGGTGAACATCGCCCGTTGCTCCTTGGTGCGCTCGTAACCCGGGTCACGCTCATCGAGCTCCTTGGCGCTCATGCCCAAGTTGGCTTTCTGAGGGAACGCCCACGCCTTCCACTCATGCGTTTGCGTGTTGACGAAGAGCCTCACCTGAGACTCGCTTCGGTAGGTTTCCTGCGTCCACCGGAAGAACGCCAAGACTTCGGGCCAGATCGCATTGAGTTGCGGTCCGGACCAATCGAAGTCTGCGGTCGTCTCCTTGGTCTCGTGAACAAACAGACACGACATGGTGTTCGGTATCTGCCTGAACTGGCGGACCGAAGTCGTGCCAGTATGCTTCTGCTGCTGCTTGTTTTTCTTGCTCATTTGGTCTTTCTGTTTTGTTTGTTGCTTACATTAACCCCATACCGTCGGCCTGATCGGGATACGTCTTACGGATGTATTCCCGGAGATGGGACTTCATCGTGGCATACTGGTATTCGTAGTCATCGGTGTTGGTCTCTGCGGCCTCTTCGTCGGAGGTTGACAGGTTGATGCCCATGTATTCCTCGACGTTATCCTGCGCCTTTTCCTCTACGATGCTGGACAGATTGCTGGCCACATCGTCGAAGTCCGGCTCGTCACCGGACTGCTCCAGCGCCTTCTCGAAGTCATCTTCGGTGAGCTTTATGGTAGCAGTCGCAGTCCTATCTCTGGAGTAATTGCACCGACCGTGCTCGGACTCACGGAACGTGACGCGCAGCCTCAGCGGCTCTTTGGCGATTTCCTCCTTGGTCTTGGGGAAGTTGAACTCCACCCAGTCTTTGATTTTATCGAACGTGTCGCAGTCCTTGGGCGGCATCTCGCCAATGGTCGCCATCAGCTTCGCCCGGAACGTCTCGTTCTTGGGTGAGAGCTTGATCATGTTGGTGATAGCCGACCCCAGAAACGACACCATGACGCACTTGCGCTTGGGCTTGGCCGGGTCATCCGGTGGCGGCACTAATGTCGGGTCGGTCACATAGAGCCAATACTTACTGGCCGTGTTGAGGGTCATCACCTTGGCGTAGTTCTCAACTCCAGCCTGTTCCCGGACAGCAGTGTATCCACTGAATCCCTGACGCCACCATCCAAGCTGAAGCCCATCGTTCGGGTTTCGCTCAGTGTAGATGCTGAACTTCGCATCCTTAATCCACGGCTTGCGTGACCGGCCCAGCTCGGACCTTGTCATGATGATCTCGCCCGGCTCTGGCTCCGGAAGGCTATCCGGCCTCGGGTCGGAATACTCTACTTCTGGCATAGCTTCGATCTCCTGTGTTATCTCTTGTGGGACTGGTCCTTGGATTTCCGCCATAACTGGAGGCAGTGCGATGGCCTCCTCGGCTCTGGCCTGCAATACCATTTCGACAGCCGACCGTTCGATCTCTTCTGTTGTTACTTCTGGTTCCATAATTACTCACTCACTTTCTCTGGTTCGAGTTTACCAGCAAGGGTGAACTCGTTTCTAGTTAGGTTTTGCCGCAAACGGTGCGGGAAATAAGACCGAGCAAGCTCGGTTGAACTCCGGTATTCCATGCCCCAGATGACGAACATGTGGGAGGCAAGGGCTGCCGACATGAAGTTGGCAGTGACGAGCTGGACGTTGCCAGACTCCTTGATCTTCTCGATGCAGCCCATCGCTCTACGGGCTGGTGAACCGGTCTCGTCCTCGACGATCTCCGGGTAATAGACTCGGGGGTCGAGTCTCGTGCCGCGCCACTCCGGGAGATAAACATACGCCTCCGATGAGTGGGTTTCATTGGCCGGGATGATGGCCTTGCAGTCATACAGGTCGCAGGCTTTCAAGACTGCCAGCCGTCCCGGATTGTTGTCCACGCAACCGAAGAGCCAGTCCGAAGGCTCGTGCGTGAAGAGGTGTTCGTCATACCACTTGTCGCTGTATAACGTGCCGAGGCGTGCCGCCAGCGCTGACGCCTTGTTCTTTCCGATGTCGTCCTCACTGAAGAGCTGCCGGTCGAGGTTCTTCTCTTCCAGCGTGTCTCCGTCAACGAGGGTGATGGACCTCGGACTTCCGAGTCGTGCCATGACATGGGCCAGCCAGCTTCCGCCGCCGCCCACTCCGATTATGTAGATCATAGGTCAGAATCCGGCATACGGGTTTAACCTAAGGCGGTGAGCCTCCACCAGCCGGGCGTGCAGCACCTGAGCCCTTGGGTCATACGAATAGATCAGACTCAGGTTGGCCTGAGCTGCCCGTGCCACGTTATGAAGGTAGTTATACTGATCATTCGTGATGATCTTCAGACGGGTTCTGGACTCCATATTTACGACTGCCGCAAGGATGATGTCCGGAGTCAGCCCGTTGCCTTCGATGGTCCTGAGTCGTGAGTTGGTCCACGATGTCTCGAAGTGTTTTCTGATGTTCGCCTTGGAAACATTTTCCGGAGTGGGAGTGTGATTCCGAAGCGCTTCGTGTAGTTGATTCATACGAGTGTGATGTGCTGGTTGACGAACTCGCTGTTGATGCGAGTGGACAGAAGCGTCCAGTCTTTTTCGGGTCGGACCATCTGGAACCCGTCGGGTTCAAGTGGCTTGAATCGGAACAGTTCCATTGAGTTGGCCATGCCTGAACCAGCGTTGCCATTGTCACCTCGGTCATTGAGGTCGGAATTCCAAGGACTGGCCCGGAACTGCGCGTAGGCTTTGATGCAACAGTCCAGCAGCGACGTGCCATACTGGTCATACTTGCCCATGCACACCTTTCCGTCATCGTAGGTGTTAGTCGTTGGGATGCGGTAATACTTCCCGTTGCGATCGTAGGCGATCAGCCAGCAGTCACCCACGCACAGCGTCGGGGCATCCAAGGTGATCATCAGATACAGGTTCATGTTGTCCAGAACGTCCCAGACCATTGTGAACTCTGTGCTCTGTGCTGACGTTGCGCCGAAGTCCGGAACCATGTGTCCGTCCTTGAGCAGGAACTTGGTGCGAATGCCCATCTGGGACAGTCGGACTGAGAACGCGGTGATCTTGCCTTTGACGGTCATCCCCACGTTATTCATAATCCCATCCCCCACGAGAGCCGGGTGGAACAGGTTGAGTATCTTGGCGGGCCGGTCGGTGGAGTAGCGCTGAAGCACCTCATCACTGATGGGGAGCTCAGTCACTGTCTCACTGACCATCTCGCACTTCTCTGCCGTAATTCGGTAGTATTGATTTGGCATAAAGAAAAGGGCCGCCCGGATTGCTCCGGACGGCCCAATAACCGACGTTCAGCTTAGCTCTGCTTCGAGTTGGCTCGGGTTTCGACGACGATGGTCACGCCGTCGGGCACGATAGCCGTGACCGGCTGTTCCGCACCTTGAATCAGGGCACGAACATTGTCGCCCCATCCCAGAACCGCCTTCAGCTCACGGTCGCCCAGAATGCCACCGATGGTGGTCCCTTCCGGGTATGACTTGCTGATCGTTTCACCGAATCGGATTTGAACATTTATCATTTGTTACTCCTTTTGGTTTTTCTGCTTTGGTTGTTGCTTAGCCGACCACCGTGGTCAGTGTGACGACATCGACTCCGAGCTCGGAGAGATGCTTACGCAGGTCCTCGTTGCTCTTCTCGATGACCTTGATGGCTTCCTGCTTGCTCAGGATTTGATTGCTGTGGTGCTGACCATTCAGCGCAATCGAAGCCTGACGGGCGTCGTTGATCTTCTTGATCGCATCAACGATCGTCAACTGATTCGGGTTCAACGGAGCACTGAACTCCGTGCCCATGATGGACGCCTGCGTGACGACGTCGTC